AGCCTCCGCTTCGCGGTTTCCGGTGTCCCTCGCTTCATCGGCCGGCTCCCGTGGCGCCGTCGCCCACTCGTCCAAGCCTCCGCCGGTCTTCAGGCTCCCGGTTCGCAGGCTCACCAGGACCCTCGCCCGGCATCGGTTCTCCTCGGCGGCGACACGGAGGCGCCACGCAGAGGCGCGCCGCGCGGGGCGGGCGCGCCCGGAACGACTCGGGCCGGCGACGACCGGCGGCCCTGGCCCCTTACGCCCGCGAAAAGCCGTGAGACTATCGGGACGGGAAGCCCGTGCTCCGCCTGTATGGTGAGGCAAAACCGAATAGGACGCATGCGATGCCAGAAATCGTACTTCCGAACCTCGATCCGCCGCCCGCGAACTGGGCCGGGGCGGACCATCCCGCCTTCGTCGCCCACAAGTGGAAGCCCGGCCAGAGCGGGAACCCCGGCGGGAAGCCTCACTCTCTCTCCAACGGCCGGCACAAGGCTCTCCGGGTCCTGGACGACATCCTTGCCGAGGAAGACACCTTGGCCAAGATGCGGACCGCCCTTCGCGCCTACATCTGCAAGCGGCCGGTCGCCGCATTCAAGACTCTGGTGATGCCGCTGCTCCCGAAGGAAGCCCGGCTCGAACTCGGCGAGGAAGGAATGACCATCGTATGGAAATCGCTCTGCAGTACCGACCGCACCCCGGACAGCAATCCATCCATGACGATCGACGTCGATTCCGCGTCGTCTGCGCCGGACGAAGGTGGGGCAAGACCCGCTTTGCCGCCGCCGAACTCATCGACCGGGCCGGACACGAGGCCCCCGGCGATTACGGCTGGATCGCGCCCACATACCTCATCGCCGAGCGCGGCGTCGACGCCTGCAAGACCATCGCCCCCGACCTCCTGACGTTCTCCGGCCGGAGCCCCACGCAGGCCGCGCTGCGCGGGCTGAACGGACCGGTGCGGTTGTGGTTCCTGACGGCGGACAACCCGGACTCGATCCTCGGGTTCGGATTCAAGGGCCTGATCCTGGACGAGGCCGCGCGGATCCCGCATGAGGTCTGGACCCGGTACATCCGGCCGACGCTCTCGGACTCGCAGGGCTGGGCCGTGTTCATCTCGACGCCGCTCGGCCGGAACTGGTTCTTCGACGAGTACACCCGCGGGCGGGGCGAGGACCCGCTGCGGAGGAGTTGGAGCTTCCCATCGCACACGAGCCCCTACCTGCCGCCGGGGGAGTGGGAGGAGGCGCGGACGAGCCTGCCGGAAAACGTGTTCAAACAGGAGTACATGGCGGAGTTCCTCGAGGACTCGGCCGGGGCGTTCCGGGGGATCGAGGCGTGCCTGCTGCCGGACGACGCGCCGATGCCGGCGCGGCCGATGATCGGGATCGGGTGCGACATTGCGAAGCACACGGACTGGACGGTCCTGATCGCGATGGACCGGAAGACTGGCCGGTGCCTGGCGATGGACCGGTTCAACCACCTCGACTGGCCGATCCAGAAGGACCGGATCATCGCTTTCATGCGGAAGTGGCCGGGGAAGCTCGTGATCGATGCGACGGGGGCCGGGGATCCGATCTATGACGACCTCGTGCGGCGCTACCCGCACATCGAGCCGTTCCGGTTTACGGCGGCGAGCAAGCCGCCGCTGATCCAGAAGCTCGCCGTCGCCCTGGAGCAGGGCCAGGTCCGCTGGCCGCGCGGGTGGACGGTCCTGACGGACGAGTTGAAGCGGTACGAGTACGAGATCCACCCCGGCGGCCGCATCAGCTATGACGCGCCGTCAGGGTTCCATGATGACTGCGTGGTGGCGCTGGCGTTGGCGAACTCGTCAATGCCCTGCTTGTGCGCTCATCCGCCCGTCGCGATCACAAACCTGCGTCACAAACTTCTCCTGCGGTCATCTTCTCGGGAGCTGCCGTAACACGGTTCTCATTACCACAAATTCAGCGACCGCCTCCAGTCGGGGATCAGTCGTCCAAGAGGCCATCGGCTTCGATGGCTTGGAGCACCGCCCCATAGGTCATTGGCTTGTTGGTGATGCCGCCCTTCTGGACATCCTGGGCGAGTTCGTTCGTTGGATAGTTGGGTACAGCCGCTTGCAGGAGTGTGATCTCGCCCTGAAGCTGCGGGAAAATCTGGACGAAGTTCGTCGAACTTATACCACCGCCAACTGCGACTACCTTCTGCATCGTGTTCGTCAGGTTACCAAGGTCGACGAAGGCAAGTTCATACTCCATCTTCAAAACAAGTCCGGCGATGTCATTCGAATTCCCCGCCAGACGATTCGTGGCAATGCTGTAGACTTGGGCCTTTTGGCCGGCAAGCCACATCTGAGAGACTTGATTGTAAAAGTTCGTCTGAGCAATCGCCGGGATCGCGACAAGAGCTGTCGCAACAAGGTGCAGATACCATATTGTCTTTTGTTTCATCGAGATGCCTTTCTCCTCACGGGTTCGTCAAGTATAGATACCCTGGTGACGTCAACTGCGAGTTCTCATTCCAGAAACTTGAAGGAACAACGTAGTTGTCAGCGTTCGAACGATTCGGCCAGAGCTTCTGATTTTTATCGTCAGCCTCGTCCCAGACATCCACCACAAGATTCGATACGGTACTGCCGTATGCAGAGCCACTGGCGATATTCCAACCAGCATCCCAACTCTTTGTTGCCGCGGAGTCGTTTAAAGTCCCAATGACTTGCGACATCCAGCCGAAGACCGGATTGACTCCTATCTTCTTCGCGCCGTAACCAACCATGAAGTTGCTGACCTTCCCGAGCCTGATGGGAACGCCGCACCATGTTGCGACAGCGCCCAAACCAGAAGACGCAACCGGATTGTACTCCCGTACTGTCCGCGAGTTGGCGTTGTCGGGTCGCCCACGATAGTCGCCTCTTGCGTTATAGACAAACCACCGAACCCCATTGATCGGGGATTGCCGTTCCAACCAGCTATAGTTGGAAACAACGGTTGAAGCAAAGGCGTTGGCTCGCGCTATGTCAGACCGAACGATGCTGTCGATCTCGGCGCCAGCCAAGGGTAGGACTATGTTAGCTTCGCTCTCGGCGGAACCGGCTATCCCGAGTCCGAAACCGATCTTGTAGGCGCCACCATTCTTGGGATTCTGATACATCACGCTGAAGGTATCAGTTCGGTCGAAGGAACCTGACGCTGGCCCCGATATCCTCCGCCAACTCTCACTGAGACTCGTGTCCGGAACGCTGCTTGGGAGAATGTGAGCATCCAGCTCAACGTCAAAATCCAAGACGTTCAGACTCGTATCGACAACATCCTTGAAGAAGACAACAAGGTGTTTGCCCGGATCGGTACTGTTGTTCGGAACAAAGGGCCAAGCTTGATGACCGGGGAACTGCTGGGGGCTGTTGTCCGCTTTGTCGGATGACGCTTCGATGTAGCCCACTTTCAGGACGCTCACGGCTGTCGTCCCGTTCTCCACTGGCGGAGCGAGCAATGCACCATTCGCGGGGAGGTGGAATTCCGCGGCGGCGTTTGTGCAGTAGCCCGCGAAATTCGTCACAACAGTCAATTCTCTGTTCGTGGACCCCGCGGGTGTAAACCAATGACTCGCCGTGGCCCGGTAGATGACGCCCGATTGCGGAGAGTTCACCCTGAACCGGTACTGAGCGGCACACAAGCTGTAGTCGACCTCGTTGGTTGCCATAGACAACCACGACTCGACTGCGGCCGAGTCGTTTGTGGAACGAATGCCACAGCAGTTATGGCTCCAGTTCCAACCCCAGGGCAGGTTCGTCGTTGTAAACGGGGACCCGGCCCATAGGTCGTTCGTCGCCCACTGAACCAGATCCGGAGTCGTGAAGGGGTCCGAGTTCGTCGCGTGGAACTCATACTCGTCGTGAAACTCCGGATCCTCTCCGTCGATCACCCATGACACATCAAGCGTCGAGGGCGTCGCCTGCCGCGAATAGCCCGGCGTATTGGTATCCCCTTCATCCGACCAGTCACTCACTGGCAAAGCCACCCCCTCCCACACATAGTTGGTCGCATCGGAACTCTCAATTTCATTGTTGCTCGAATTGAAGTTTGTCCATCCGGAAGAGCCGATCCCCCAGTAGGCGATGCTCCCCACGCCGTAGTTGGTTCCCGTCACATCTCCCTCGAAGTACGAGTATCCGTAGTAGGACGAGGAGCTGTACTCATCGTGTCGGTCTCCGTTCACTCGGTGGCGAACCCCGCATCCGAGTTCTATGGTTACCTCCCGATATGCGGTATTCAGCCACGTGCCAGCATAGCTTACATCCTCACCGAACCTCACCATGCTCTTGACTTGCTGCAGGTAGAAATCCGGGAGGCCATTTGTCACGAAACCTGGAATCGCTATCGTCTTGCTCTTCCAGCTTATACTTTGCCGCGCCTCCGCTGTGACCTGTTCGGGGCCAAGGTCGCAAACGACATTCGGCGTCTTGGCGCCCGAGCCAAGCAACCGCTCCAAGCCGTCATCCGCGCCGTCGCCGTCGGTGTCCGGGTTGTTCGCAAGCGTCCCTTCCGCGACCTCGACCGCGTCCGGCACGCCGTCGCCATCCGTATCCGCGGCGCCCGGCGAACTCCCAGCCGCCATCTCCGCCGCCGGCCGCAGCGTGTCCCCGTCGACATCGGCCCCGGCCTCGTAGATGCTCCAGACCTCGTTGCTCGTGAACTCTCCGTCGTAGAGCCGCACGTCGTCCACGAGGCCCGGGAGAAACCGGGCCGGCGTCGCATCGGTCGAGGCGCCGATCCGCGGGGCGGTCGTGCCCTGGTCGAGATAGCCCATCGACGTGCCCAGGCTCCAGTTTGTCTCGCCCGCCTGCACGCCGTCCACGTAAATCCGCTGCCGGCCGGCCCCGTACGTCGCCGCGACGTGCCGCCAGGCGCCGTTCGTCAGGACGACCGGCGCGGTCAGGACATGCACGCCCGCCTGGCAGATCAGCCATTCGAGTTTGCCGTTCGTGACCGCGAGCGAGTAGCCCGTCGCCGCCGCGGGATCCTTCTTCGAGAACAGCACCGCCGCGCCGTTGGTGAGATCCGCGGCCGGGTCGATCCACATTGCCAGCGTCAGGCCCGATGGCGCCAGCGTCTCGTTGTCCGCGAGCTGCACGTAGTTCGATCCGGTCAGCGCCAGCGCCCCGTGCAGCACGCCCTCGCCCCAGTTCGTCGCCGCGGTGCCCACAAGCCAGCCGTCGTTCGTGTTCCCCGAGACATCCACGACGTTCGTCTCGGCCCCCGAGCCGTTCATCTTCCACCAGCCGCACACGAAACAGTTGGACCCCGTTTGCGGATCGAGGCCGTAGGCCACTTCGAACCAGTCCGCCAGATCGTCCCCGTCCGCGTCATGATCGACGAGCGTAACGGCCGCGTTCGTGACGGGCGCGTCCAAAACGTATTCCGTCGCGTCCTCGCCCCACGCCTCGCCGAAGTCGAACACGCCGTCCTCGTCCGAGTCCCGGAACGCCTTCACCCAGTAGTGCGCGCCGACCGGCAGGTGCAGGAGCGCGAACGTCCCCGTCGAGTTGATCGTGACCGAGCCCTCCGCGGCCCACGAGGCCGACGAGGTCGAGGCGAGGACGACGATCGATCCTTCCAGCGGCCCCGAGTATATCACCGTGCCCTCGACGTTGAACGGGTGGCTGGCATCATCCTCCGGGTCCGTCCGACCGAGGTACTCCTGCCAGTTCAGGTAGCCGTCCAGGTCCGGATCGCCCTCGCCGTCCTCCGTGACCGTGTCGCTCCAGTGCAGGATCTCCCACCAGTCCGGTAGCCCGTCCGCGTCGTCGTCGGGGTCCGCCAGCGAGAAGTCGATATCCGTGACCCGGTTCGTGACCAGAACCGCGCCCTCGGCCCACTCGCCGCGGGCCTCCGGTGCGTCATTCGTGCCGTCCCCGTTCGAGTCCACAAAGGCCCGGATCCAGTAGTTGGAGGGCGGAAGGTTGGCGATCCGGTACGCGCCGGGCGAGAAAATCGCCGCCTGACGGGCGGTCGACCAGCTTCCCGAGGTCGCCACGGCGATCACCCGGACCGTGCCGGTCTGGAGGCCGGTGTAGAACACCGCGCCCCGGACGTTGGGCGGCAGATTCGGATCCAGAGGGTCGGACCCGCCCGCGACTTCCGCTCCGTCGCTCACACCGTCATCGTCGGTGTCCGCGAGCAGTTGCGAGGTGCCCAGCGTCATCTCGCCCTGCACGTAGCCGTTCGACTGCACGCCGCCCGCGTAGAGGTTGGTGCCCACAACCCCGCTGTTGCCGTCGACCAGCCCGTCCGCGTCCGTGTCGAGGTTTGTGGGACACGTCCGGTGGAGGAAGACCTCCCGCGCGTCGGTCAGCCCGTCCAGATCGCTGTCCGTGTCCGCGTCGCCGGCCGCATAGAACCGCAGGGTCGCGGGAAGCGGCGTGTCGGTCCAGACGAGCGGGCTGCCGCCCGTCGTCGAGAGCGCATCGGCCAGTACGGACCATTCGAAGGTCACGAGGTTCGTGGAGCCGAAAACGTCCACCCGGTTCGTGAACCCCGCCGGAAGCTCGATCTCAAGCCGGATCCCGTTGGTCGCCCGCTGCACCGCCGCGATGCAAAACTCGCTCTCGCCGCCCATCAGCATCATGACCGGCGGCGGGATCGAAGTCTGAAGGCTTGCGGCGTAATCCCGGACCTTGGCTTCCGCGTAGAGGTAGTACTCCACATCCTCCGGCCGGATGAGCGTAAGATGCGCCTGCAGCCGCGCGGGATCCCACAGCCGCGCGTCGAGCAGCAACGAGTCGGACGAGCCGGGGACCACGCCGTAGAGAGAGGCCAGTGTCAGGCGCAGATCGGCCGGGTCGCTCCAGACGGGCGCGGGGAGTCGGAGGATCGGCGCGCCGGCCGCGTTGTAGAAGAGTGTCTCATGCGTCAGCGGATCCTCGGCGAGGCCCAAGTCGTAAACCGGAACGCTGTTCTCCCAGCGGCCTTCGAGCCCGGCGACGAACTCCTTGGGGAACCGCTTCCAGTCGAAGGGCACGACGCGGCCGCCGAGCGGCAGGGCGACGGAGACTTCCGGGCCGGGCGGAAGCAGCGGGAGCGAAAGCCAGCGCTGTTCCTCAAAGCGATCCTGCAAGACCGTGGCGTCGCCGGCCTCGTCGGCCATGATCGCCTGATACTCGGCCGCATCGACCGCCGGCTGCGGCTTTCCGGCGACGACCGCCAGGGCGCCCGCTGCCAGCGCCGACACTCCGGTCCACCAGAGACACCGCCCCCACGCATGTCCTGAGATCATGGTCCCTGCTCCTTGCCCCCGCATTGGACGCCTCGGGCTCCGTTCGTGCAAGCCCAATCGTGCCCCCCTTACTCCCGCAATCCTGCGTGAGACCATGGAGGCATGATCCGGCTTCCCAGATGGCGGGAGTACTACAACCCGCTCCACGGGCTGACCATCGCGCGGCTCGTGTCCATGGAGGACGCGGCCGACCGCGGCCAGCACGCGGATGTCCAGTGGCTCTACCGCCACATGGAGACCGCCGATGTCACTGTGCAGGCGGCCATCGCGCGCCGGCTCGCGTTCCTCGACACGCTCGCATGGGAGGTCCGGACCACCGAGGGCGCTGACCCGGCGCTGGCGCAGGAGCAGGCCGAGCTTCTCCGGTACGCCTACAACGGCATCGACAACCTCCGCGACGCCACCCGCGCCCTGGCCATGGCCGCGTTCCGCGGCTTCGCGATCCTCGACAAGGTTGCCGATGCCGACGGCCGGATCGAACGGCTCGACCCCATCGAGCAGTGGTTCTGGATCCGGCCCGCCGGCGAGGCGTGGCAGCTCAACCGCGACACGCTCGCCTACTGCGGGAAGGGCGACCCCGTCGAACAGGACCGCCTCGTCGTCATGGAGGCGATGAGTGCCAACCGCTCCATCGCGCGGGCCTTCTTCGCGAAGACGCTCGCGCAGGCCGACTGGGACCAGGCACTCGAGACCAGCGCGAACCCGAGCATCTTCTTCATCGCCCCGGAGGGGACCGACGAGGAGACGCTCGCCCAGTACCAGGCCATCGCCGAGAAGATCGCCAGCAACGGGCGCGGCGTCCTGCCCAGCGGCACCGAGGTCAAGACCGTCGATACGGCCCAGCGCGGCCGCGTGCCGTACGCCGAGCGCATCGACTACTGCGACCGGCAGATCGTCATGGCGGCGACCGGCGGGATCCTGACCATGCTCTCCGCCCCCGGCTCCGGCACGCTGGCCGGCGGCGCCCACGCGCAGACGCTCCTCGACCTCGCCCGCAGCGACGCGGGACGGCTCTCGGAGGCGTACCAGCGGCACATCGACGCGCCGCTTCTCGACCGCTACTTCCCGGACCAGCCCCACGTCGCCTTCTTCGAGTTCGACGTGCCGCAGGTCGAGAACACGGCGCAACTGCTGGAGGCCGCGGCGAACTTGAACTGGGCCGGCTACCGCGTCGACCAGAAGCAGCTCGAAGAGAAGACGGGCCTCAAGCTCGTGCCCATTCCCACGGGAGCCCCGCAATGAACCCGACCCTCCTGACCAACTCGTTCACCCTGCCCGAGGACGGCTGGTACCAGCTCGCCCCCGAGGGCGAGTTCCCGCACAAGGCGACCGGCCTCGTGCAGGTGCTCGACCCCGACGCCTGCCGCGCCATCGCGGCGGACTTCGCGAAGGCGTCCGCGATGGCGAACTTCGGCGGCGTCCTGGTCGACTATGACCACTTCAGCCTCGACCGGGACAAGACCTCCGAGGCCGCGGGCTGGATCCTGAACGTTGAGCACCGGCCGGGGCTGGGGCTGTGGGGCAAGATCCGCTGGACCGACACCGGCGAGGCCGCGATCCGCGGCGGCCGCTACCGCTACATCTCGCCGGTCTGGCGCCAGGACGAGTGCGACACCCTCGACGGCGGGAAGGTCCGCCCCCGCCGGCTGACCAACGCGGCGGTCACGAACTCGCCCAACCTCTTCGGCATGATCCCGCTCTCGAACACGGTCCGCGTGAGCCCCGCGGCCGCGGCGCTACTCGCGAACCGCGTCCTTGCGAACGCCCTCCAGGCAGGCAACGAGCGCCAGCGCCGGGCGTTCTGGGCCCGCCTCCGCGGATCCCCTGCGGCCGCCGCCTCGCGCGAGACGCCGACCGCGACGGCGCCAGTCACGTATCCCGATCTCCCGGAGAACACCATCGGCGTGCCCGGCCGCACGTTCCTGCCCCCGAAGGGCCAGAACGGGGCCTATCCCATGCCCATCGTCGGCCCCGGCAACGGCCGGACCCGGCCGCCGACCGGCAAGCCCGGCGACATCTTCACCGGCGGCTCCGAGCGCTTCGACGAGCGCCTCGGCCGCTACCTGACCGACGCGGAACTCGCCGCGAAGCGCGCCGGCGTCTTTCGCGAGCCCAAGACCGCGGATCAACTGGATGCCGATTCCGCCCGCGCCTCGGTCGAGCACGACCGCAACCGCGAACTCCAGAAGATCATCGCCCGGCGCAAAGCCATCGAGAAGTCGCAGGCCGCGGACAACGCGAAGCCGAAGCCCTGGGAGAGCGCCGAGGCCGGCCGCAAGGCCGCGGGCGTCGGCGTGGCGAAGGCCGCCGGGCCCCGCCAGGTCGGCGGCGCCGGCGACGCGGCGAAGTCCAAGGGCCGAGGAAGACCGAAGGCCCTCGACCTCCCCGCCGACGTGCGGATCCTCTTCGGCTCCCGCGAGCCCGGCCTCCAGCGCACGGCCGGTGCCCTGCGTCCGCAGACGTACCAGGGCGCGATCCGAACCCGCGGCCGGTCGGCCACGACGCTCTCAGACCAGATCAACGCCGACCGCGCGCGCATCCGCCGCACGCTGGGCAACCGCAGCGCCATGACCGACGACCAGCGCCGTGCGATGTTCGCGAAGCTCCGCTCCGGCGGTGGCGGCTGGAGCGACCCGCCGACCACCGGCGGCGATACCCCGGCCGCGCAGCCCGAACCCGCGGTGCCTACGGCTGGCGCGCCGGCCCTCGACTACCGCAGCACGACGCGGGACTTCGACGCGCGGATCGAGCTCCTCCAGAAGGAGCGTGCCCGCCTCTCCGCGGCGGAACCCCGGCCACCGGAGGGGCACGACTTCGACACGATCGACACCCGCGCCCTGCGCGACGAGCTTCTCCGCCAGGGGAAGCCCCTGAACGACGTCACCGCCGCGGTCCGCGAGGCCGAGGCGCACAACGCGGCGGTGCGCGAGGCCACGGACGCGATCCTCACGGACCTGAAAGCCCGCGGCGTCCCGGCGTCGAAGCGCGAGGCCGCGCTCGCCGCGGAACTCGAGAAGATCGGCAAGGCCGACGACAAGGCGCGGGCCGACTACGACAGGGCGATGCTCCGCCACCGCGAGAAGCTCGCCGCCATCGACCGGGACATCGAGGAGGAGGAGATCCGCAAGGCCGAGGCGGGGGAGAAGACCCAGCAGACCGCCGGCAACGCGGCGGTCCGCGAGGCCGTTGCCGCCGACAAGGCCCGCGCCGCGGCGGAGGCAGCGGCCGCAAAGAAAGCGGAAGCCGACGCCGCGAAGGCCGCGGCCGCGACGGGCAAGGCCAAGCCCGTCGACCCGGTCGCCGAGAACCGGCTGATCAAGGCCCGCAACCGGGCCTACGCCGAGGCGATCATCCGGGGCGACCTCGACCTCGCGGACCGGCTGGCGCCTGGCGTCGACCACAAGTCCAACGCCGCGGCGGTCGCGCGGCTCATGCCGTCCAAGGCGGAACTGAACTCCCCGCGGAACCAGAAGGTCATGGCGGACGTGATCCGCTCCCTGGAGGGGACCAACCCCCATGCGTACCCGCGCCGATAGGATCCTGCCGAACGCCGGGCCCCGCGGCCGCTCCCGCTCCGACGAGGAGCGCCGGGCGATGTTCGCCCGGATGCGCGGCCGCGGCACGGTCACGCGCGGCACGCTGCCGGAATCGGAGCCCATCCGCACGCCGACCGCGCAGGAGCAGCGCGTCGAGGCGTTCGTCCGAGCCCATGTCGCGAAGGGCGGCACCGAGGCCGAGGCGCGCCAGACCGTCCGCGCCATGGAGGACATGGCGGACACGTTCGCCCTCGGCGCAGCCGGCGGCGGCGGATGGGGCAGGATCGGCAAGGCCGCCCTGACCTCGATCCTCTCCGGATCCGGCGCCTCCGCCATCGGCGGCTACCGGGAGCGCAACCCGACGATGGACCCGCGGAAGGAGCGCGCCCTCGCCAAGGCCGAGTCGCTGCTCGGCACGGTCTCGGCCCTCTCGGGCCTCGCCGCGGCGAAGGGCGGCGCGCGTAAGGCCGCGCCGGGATCGTTCTCGAAGGCCGACGCCTGGCTCGGGAAGGCCGGGGCCGCGGCCAGCCGGGCGGCGGGGTCCGCCGCCTCGAAGCTGCCCGCGGGCCTCCGGTCTGCGCTCTCGAAGCTCAAGGCCGGCTACGACGCCCTCGCGGGCGTGACGGGCAACGAACTGCCGTCCTTGAAGCAGATCCCCGAGGCCGGGAAGCTCCTCGCCGCGAGATCCCGCGGCGTCGTCGCGATTCGGACGCCCGGCGGCGCGTGGGAGGGCACCACGCTTGCCGCGGCGAAGAAGCTGGTCGGCCCCGCGGTCGTGGCCGGCGGCATGACCGCCATCGAGATCGGCGAGCAAAAGCAGATCGACCGCTACAAGGACGAGATCGGCGAGCGGTGGGGACTCGGCTACGACTGGGATCTCCCGGCCGACCCGGATCCGTTCGACATCCCCGGCATGGCCGGGCTCAACTTCCTTCTCGGCACGCTGGGCAATCCCCTGGAGAAGCAACTCCGCAGCTACTATGGCGGCCGGTACACGAAGGACCTCGCCGACATCGCCGCCTACGAACTCCAGTACGACCGCATCGGCGAGATGGAACGCCGCGGCCTGCTCGACGCCGAGGGCGCCGAGGCCGCGCGGTCGGGACTCGCCGAGTGGAAGCCCTGGAACATGGCCGGCCGGTCGGTCTACACGTTCACCCCGGCCGCGGCGAACTTCCTCAAGTGGAAGGCCAGCGAGTTCACCGATAGCGTCACGCAGCCCCAGCAGTTCGGGAAGGTGGCAGAGGTTCTCGACGCGGACACCATCCGGATCGAGGGCGGGAACCCGAAGGGCATCCGGCTGACCGGCATCAACGCGCCCGAGATCGACCACGGGCCGGGGAAGCCGGCCGAGTATCTCGGACCGGAAGCGACCCGGTGGCAGACGGACCAGTTGCTCGGCAAGGTCGTCCGGATCGTCCAGAACCCCGACGCGCTGACCGAGAAGTACGGCCGCGATCTCGGCTTCGTCGAGACCCTGCCGGGCCCACTCGACTCGCTGCTCCAGATCCCCGGCCTGAACCGGATCCTGCCGGCGGTCGACCAGAACAAGAAGACGCTGGCCGAGGGCTACGCCGCACCGAAGAAGGAGCACGAGCGGCTCCCAGGCGGGAAGCACGCGCGCCTGGCCGGGTACGACCGCACGGTCGCCGACGCGATCGCGCGCGAGGTCGGCGTCCACAGCGCCGAGGGGCGCGAGAAGTACCCGCACCGCTACACCCCGACCCGCACGAACGCCCCTGGCATCCTCGCGCGCGCCTCGACGCTGGCGGGGCTCGGCCTCATGACGAGCGGCCAGTCCGGCGCTTTCCGCGCCCTCGGCCCCGCCGGCAACGCCGCCGCGCAGACGTGGAACGCCGGCATGTCGGCGCTCGGGACGTGGCAGCACGCCGTCGAGGGGAACGCGAACACGGGGCGGGTGTATCGGTTGCCCACGAGCTATGTCACGGACTACCAGATCATCATCCACTGAGTTCCATCCTGATCGCCCGAAACCGCTTGATTGCCGCAGCCCGGCGCGCGTATATACTTCCTGACATGAGTATTCTGGTGCTTCGTTGTCCGTGGCTCGTCCACAAAGGACGACATAGGGCTCATTGTCCCATGCGTCTGCCCCGCCATCGGACTCTAGCGTCTGTCAATACCTTCCTTGTCGATATTCCGCCCGCATCCTCTGATGTCACGAAGCCCAGTTGCTCTTCGCCTTTCGCATGTCGATCCTGCGCGATACATGAGCCAGATCCGGCCTGTCATGTCGCACGCCCCGTGACAATATGAACACTCTACTATCGCGCCTTGATTCACGACAGCGGACTGCATCTGACGCAATCCTAGCGCACTCGCAGGAACTCCTGAACTTCACCCCGCGATTCCGCTATTTCACGTTGCACGGCACGCCGCATCTGCAGAACATGCTAGCCATCGCAAGTTCATTCGTAGAGGCAGGCATGCCACTCACCGGAGAAGAGGCATTCCTGCTCGTTTGCTCCATAGCGATTCACGATCTCGGCATGGTGATTCCGCTAAAGGACTTCACACCCAGCGACATTTTTGGCGGCATACCGCAGCCAGCCGATCCACCATCGATCGAGAATCAAATTAGGTCGCGTCATCACGACCTCCTCGATGCCTATTTCCTCTCTCACACCGATTTTCTTTCAGGCCTTGGCTTAACCCTACCCCAAATGGCATTGATTCGCGACATTTCGCGCGGTCATCGGCAAATTGATCTAATGGCCCTATCGGGACATCCACGATCGTTGGGTGCCCTCTTACGCGTAGTTGACGAACTAGACCTCGGCGCGAATCGAGCCCCACCGAATGTCATCCGCGATCATCATGAGGAGTTTGACGCAACAAGCTGCTGGCATTGGTTCAAGCACAATATCGCGGCAGACTGGGCGGAGGGCCACACGGTCAAGACCGATCCGCCCAAGGGCAAGGCATTCTCTCTTGCCGTCCACCCGTCTCGCTCACAGGCAATTCCCTATTGGCTCAATCAGATACGTCGTCCCATCCACAAAGCCCTGTACGACGAAAGCTGCGCCAGAATCATCCGTGACACATGGGGCTTCGAGATCACTGTCCAACCATCTCAAGATCTCTCATCATGCGGCCCACTCGACGCGATATGGCAGAGCATTGAATCCAAGGCGCTGTCTGCGGGGCGCAAAGTCATTCTAGTGGCCGACGACGAAGTTCGCAAGATGGAAGACCTCTTCATCCCGCTGATGGACAAGTACCACATCATCTACGCGCCGAATGCACGCGACGCACTCGACAAGCTGGCAGCCGGAAGAGTGGACCTCGCTGTTGTCGACCTGCAGATGGGATCCGGTCACATCTGGGATGCGGCAACCACCGCCGATTACAAGCAGACCGGCTGGATTCTCTGCCGCGAGATGCAATCAGTGTCCCCTCTCACAAAGATCGGGATTCTGACTGGGAGCCGTCACAATCTTGATCGACGCCCAGAGTCCATACCCACGTCGTTCTTAGTGAAGAAGCCGGTTGACCCGGAAGAATTTGAAAGGATTATCCGCGATGTTCTCGGATAGCCATGCATTAGGCTGCAAGCCGACCACTGCCGCGGAGATCTCCAGCTATCTCGCGCCACAGTGCCAAGCCACCGCGACAGCACTCGGCGTGGATGTCTTGCTGCTCTGTTCCGTCACCAGTACCGATGTACTTGTGCATGCCACCTATGGCGTTTCCTATGACACTATGTGTGGAGGACCCCGGTCGCTCCTTCGCGCGGATCTTGCCGAATGTGCCAGCAAGTACCCCCGCCCTCACGTTCACGGCATAGCCGATACACCGCTTTCTCTCTGTCTTGAGAAGATCTGCGCCATGTCTTCAAAGCCGATCAAGGCTGTATACATACCCGTATTGACGCGCGAGCTACGGTTCATCTGCTATGGTGTTACCCCCAATCCGGATTTGCGTCTGGATGATCCCAGGGTCGAGGAAGCTTCCTCTCTCTGCGACCACGCTTCGTTGCTGTTGGCCACAGATGACCTCTCGCGCCGGCTACGTATTACTGAGTTCTTTGCAAAAGAAGTCGGACACGACATTGCGAGCTCCGTACAGGCCACGACTGCCAAACTTCGCAATGTATCCCGCGGGATTATCACCGGCAATATGGCAATGGAGAAGATCCGAGAAGCCGAACAAGAGATCATGGCGGCATATCGTGTCGCCGAAACTCTCGGCATAACAGTCGATCCGAACTACAATATTGGTGAGGGACGTGATTTTGACATTGTTAAGGCTATTGAGCATGCCGTCGCGCTCTACAAAAGCGAAGCTGCGGAACGGCACGTGGAGATTCGTTGTTCGACAGCGCATGCTGAAATGGAGATGTGGGGCAACCGACGCGCCGTTGAGTCAGCCATTGGGCAGCTCCTATTGAATGCCATCAAATATGCGCGAGGATCGTCCTACATTGTGGTGCGTGCTGAATATCAAGGCCGAGCAATCATGGTTTCTGTTACTGACGCCGGGCTCCCATTGGATCCTGAGGAATCCGGTCGACTCTGGGAATTCGGAGCGCGCGGCAAGCGCGCGCTCGAACTACACGTCAACGGCAGCGGAATTGGTCTCTATACAGTGAAGAAGATCGTCGACGCACATGCAGGCAGAGTCTTCTGTCACAACGCTTCTTCCGAGAACGTCGTTGTCTTTGGTTTCGTGATACCCGAGCGTGACATCCTCAAGAAGGCCCTTTCGCTGTAGTATTCTCGATCCTATTGAAGTTGGCGATCGTGCTGGTTTAGCACCCGTCGCCATACTCTTTGATTGCGCTCGTTCGGCTTTCGGGATTCTCCTCGGTACGTAGGCGTGACGCTTTCGCATGTTTGTTCGCCCCTTGCGCCGTCCCGAACCCGTGAGACAACCAAGTCGTAGAACGACTCGGTTTCTAACAACGGATGTTCGAAAGGGACGACGCCATGAGCGACGAAGCGAAGCCGGCCGGCGAACTGGACCTGAACGCGATCCGCGGGCAACTAAACCTGCCCGAGGGCGCGGGCGAGAAGGAGATCATCGGGGCGCTGCTGCAGGTGATCGCCGCGATCAACGCGAAGTACGAGCAGCTTCTCCAGGACTCGGTCGCCGTCGAGGAACAGGTCGCGAACCGTGACCTCGCCGACTTCGCGGACGTGGTTCCCGATGACGCCAAGCCCTTCTGGACCGAGCAGCTTCTCGCTGTATCGGCGCAACGCACCTGACACAACGTCGCATCGATTTGACACAACTCGGCCGGTTTGCAGGGCGGCGGAAGGGCTACTGCCGGAGCATTGCAACGAGGTCCTGGGGGGATAGGTGGCTGGGGGGGCCGAACTGAAACGTCGTCCGGCCGGTGCCTACGTCGACGGCCAACTGCTGCACCAGCCCGCTGGCCACCTCGACCTGCCCGTTGCGGATCGCCAGGCGCCGGGCCGTGGCCGCCGGTATCACCGGCTCACCATCCTCCAAGACCATCTGGCCCTGGTAGCGCAACGCCTGCCTCTGGCCGTACACCTGCTCGGCAATGCCTACCGGCGCGGCCTCGGCATCGGGATCGGCGACCCCGTACACGTAGTCGAACCCGGTCCCCGCCCACTTCCAGAGGCAGGGCACGTAGGGCGACAGCGTTTCGATCGTCCATGCCCCGGCCACCCCGTCGCCGTCGGCCGTCACGGACTGGGAAACGAACACCCGGCACAGGTAGAGGTAGTTCCCGAAAGCCCCCCCCGCGGAAAACTCGTCCAGCAGGCCGATCCGATAGCCGTCCGTGTCGGCCAGCTCGTACACGTCGTCGTGGGCCAAGTCCACCGTGTAGCCCAACGACACCTCGGGCTCCCGCGTGATCCATGTCTGGATGACCATCGCAAAGCTGTTGACCACGATGTTCGTCCACCCCGCCGTGCTGATGTCCGGGCGCCAGCGGTTCCAGAACGCCTTGAACCTCGCCGCCGACACGTTGCTGGTCCAGTTCGCCGCGCTGAAGTTGGGCAGCCATGCGAACAGGCTGACGCCGGACAGGGTGTTCGTCTGCCACGCCTTCGAAGGAGCGCCCCGCAAGGTCACCGTCCGCATCAATGTCCTGGCCGAGATCGTGTCGTTCGGATAGCTGTCCCGAGACACCCAGGCGTAGCCCGTTTTCTCCTCGATCCTCGCGTCCGCCGTGTTGCTGACCCGGACCAACGTCTTCTCCCGCTGCGCGCGGATGTAGTCGATCACCACGTTCGGCACCTGGATGTCGTCGCGGGCGCGGTATTCCAGCGTCGAAACCGCGTCCCGGTCCGCCACGTCCTGCGTGTGCGTTGTCAGGCGCTCGGATCCGGACATGACCACGTTGATCGTCGGCACTTCCGGGGCATAGTCCACGAACACAATCGCGTCCGGGACGAACCGCAGGACCGTCCGCAACGCGTCCGAGCAGGCCACGTCTAACAGCTCCTGCTCCGGGATGTCGATATCCGGCAGGTCGATCACCCCCGCCGCGTACTGACCGGCGTGGTCCGACAGCGTCGCCGGGTAGGCCAGGATCGCCGCCACGGCCGTCGCCAGGTCCCCCGAGATCCGCACCCGGCTCGTCGACTTCGCCGTCCCCGTATAGGCCGGCGTGCCCCCCGTGTCATAGGTCAGCGACTGGGCATAGACCACCCGCTTCAACCGTTCCCACGGCCCCAGCGCCTTGGCCGTCACGCCCTCCGCGCTCCCCGTGCCGCCCCGCTCCGGAGACTCGCACAAGCCCCGGAACACCGTCGCGCCGTCCTTCGCGATCACCAGCGGCTGGCCGGCGGCGAACGCGGCCAGGGCGTCGTCCATGCTCGCCCGAAGCGGGAGGCGGCACTCGTCGCTCTCCATGTTCACCAGCCGGAGCGAGATGTTCTCCACCCCCAGATCCGCCGGCGCCCGCCCGTTGACCGTCCAGCCCATGGCGCGTTACCTCATGTTCCGGACCTGGCTTTCAACCTGGTCCGCCTTATTCCCTGCCGCCCGCGCCATCTGCGCCGCCGCCTCGATCTCCGCCTGCTGCCGCGCGAGCTGCTCCTGCTGCGCCTGGATCGTGCTCGACAGCCGGTCCGTCGCCTGCATGAACTGCTGTCCAGTCCGGTCCACCGCCGCCGTCACCTCGCTCCCGAACTGCGAGATCGACCCCGAGATCGCCCCCGTCGCCGCCGACGTGGCCTCCTTCACCTCGTCGGCCCCCGCCGCCACGTCCTTCGCCGCCTTCGCTCCGCTCGCCTGGATCGTTGCGCCCGCCTGCGCCATCTGGTCCATCGCCGCCGCCGCCGCCTGCCCCGTTGCGGTCCCCAGCGCCGAGACGCCAGCATGCAGGCTCGTGGCCGTCTGGTTCAGGTCCGCCTGCGTCTGCTGGGCCTGCTGAAGCAGCCCCTGCAAGCTGTTCACCGCGCCCGTCGCCGCGTTGTACGCCGCGCCCGCCTGCGCTGCGCCCGCGCCGTCACCGACCTGGTTCGCGGCCGCCATCGCCTGCAGCGCCGCCTCCTGCCTCTGCTGGGCAGAGATCAGCGACTGGCGGATCTCATCCAGCGTCTTGTTCGCCGTGGTCTGCAGCTCCACGTTCTTCGCCGCCCGCTCCGCCTGGGCGGTCTGAAGGCCCACGAGGGCCGTCTCCATCTTCACCGACAGCTCCGCGATGCGGTCCTTCGTGTCCCGGATCTCTTGGTACGCCTTCTCGTCCGCCTCCCCGAACTTCTCCAGCATCTCGTCCCGCTGTTTCACCAGCTCCGGCAGGTTCTGCAGCGCGTCGATCACGCCCTTATAGTTCGACAGGGCATCGCTTCGCGCGCCCGTCTCCGCCGGGGTCGTAGGCATCCGGTCATACGTCTGGTTGTAAATACGCTGAAACTCGTCCGTCTTCGTCTTCCGCGAGTCGTCCGTCAGCGTGTCCGGGTTCACCCCCTGCCGCAGAAGAAGCTCCCGCGCCGCCGCGACCCGGCGTTCCGACTCCTCAGCCGACCGGCGCAGGTCGTTCAGCCGAAGTTCGATCTCGATGCCCTTGTCCTTCTCCGCCGCGATCCGGCGCGACACGTCCGCCACCGCCGCCTCCGCCTTCTCCGTCTCCCGCGCCGCCCGCAACTGTTCCCGCGCCATCGAATCCCGAAGCTCGATGCTCTGCCGCGCGGCCGGATCGTCCCCCGCACTCGCCATCGCCAGCGCCTTCGCGGCGTCCATCTTCTTCAGCTCCGCCCCAAGCTGCGCGTCCTTCAGTTCATCCTGCGCGCGCTGCAACCGCTCCGCCGCCGTCACCGCGCGATCGAACTGGCTGGTCACCTCCGACAGCTCCGCGCGCAGCTTGTCGAACTTCACGTCCCGCTTCGCCGCCGCCTCGATTCGACGGGACGCGTCCTCCGCGCTCTCCCCCAGCTCGTCGAACTTCGCTTTATCCGCCTCGATCTCCCCGATCGCCTTCGACCACACCGCCACCAGCGCGGTCACTCCCAACGCCAGCGGTCCCAGCATCGCGTTCCCTGCGGCCGCGGAAGACACCATCGCCTGCAGTGCCTTTGCAAACCCGAGGACGCCCGTCACGCCTCCATTCGCCGCGCTATTAATGCCCTGGATAACGTTCCGCGCATTGCCGCCTTGCGAGGCGAGACTCTCGAAAGCGGACTGTAGGTCCGACACGGAATCCTTCGACAGTCCGGCCTTCCCCGCAAGATCCTCCACCTCCGCAGCGAGGCCCTTCACCCCCGCCGCGCCCTCTGTAGCCGGCTTGCTCGGGATCTCGTTGATCGCCTTCGCGGCCGCGCCCACCGCCTCGCCCGCGCCCTTCGCCGAGTCCTTGACGCCATTCAGCGCCGTCTCGGCCGTCCGGGCGCCGCCCGTCTGCGCCTCGATGTTGATCCCGATGTCCAGCTTCGGCTCGGCCATGACTCAAACCCCCCGGCCGCGGATGCCGTCCAGCCAGCCGTGCAGGCTGGCCACGATCCTCCGGCCCAGTTGTTCCATCGTCGGAAGTACTCGGGGATCCCCCCGCTGCGTCACGGAGCGGACCAGCCAGTAGAGCACGCCATCGCGGCCCACGTTGCCCGCCTCGCCCTTCTTCGGCCGGCGCTGCTGGCCCGCGCGCTGCCCCTTCGTCACGCGCCGCGCGTAGTCCTCCGCCGCCGCCAGCGCGTAGGGTCCGTCCCGGCCATAGAGCACCTTCAGCGTGATCCCGCACTCCCGCGCCCGCTTGCCGTACACCTCGTTCCGCGCCGCGATCGTCAGGAACTTGGCGTTGACCGGCCGGATCTCCCCGCCGTGAAAGCGCTGCGCCGCCGCCGCGTGGCTCACGGACACCGTCACGCCGGCATCCGTCGTCGACCACGATGTCGCCCTGGCGAAGTCGGCATAGAGGCCGGACGGGCGGGCGCCGAGTCCGGCCGCCGTGCGGTGCGCGTCCGGAGCGCTCTCCCGCTCCGCGAAGTTGTCGACCAGCGCCGTTACGCCAGCCTCGCCCACGGGCTCCAGAAACGACCGCGCCTGCAGCTCGCGCACGATGCTCTTCAGCAGCGGCACGGCCGTGTCGCGGATCTGGATCGCGTAGGCGGGCATGGGGGCATCAGCGGGCGGAGGTCGGAGGTCGGAGGTCGGAAGACGGAGGTCGGACGGCAACCTTCCTCCGCACCGGCTCATCCACGGCGGCGCGGTGGAGGCGCATGGGGTTCGTCCAGTCGCACGGCTTCCAGGTGTTGGAAAGCGAGTCGTGCCACTCGTCCGAGGGTTGGACGTGCTCCTGATCGTCGAGAAGCCTGAAACCGGGGCCGGGGTTGATCGTCGTCATGATTCTAGCCTTCCTTATATAGAGAGGACTCCGTCCTTCACCTTCGCGCCGGGGCCCAGAGACTTCACGAGGGCATCCAGCAGGCCCCCTGCAAGGCCCTTGGAGGACGCCTGCGCCGCCATTTCCGCCGCCTGCGCGTTCGGCTTCGCTGAGGCCCCGCGCTCGATCACGCCCAGGTCCTCCGCCTCCGCGCGGGCGATGGACCGAACCCACATCCCCGAGCCCCAGTCGTAGGGCGGCGCTGGGCTGTCCCAGATCGACAGCCGCCGCCAGATCTCCGACGACTTCAGGTCGATCATCCGCCCGCCGCCAAAAAAGCGGCCGCCGGCCGCCTGCCAGCGCGCCGGCCAGTTCCGAGGCTCGCGCCGGGGCGAGAGGCGGAACAACTCCTGCGCCGGGAAGGCGTCCACCACGTTCGGGTTGTTCGCCTGGATGAAACGCCCGTTGCCCTGCGCCATGCGCGTGTTCGTCTCGAAGATGACGCCAAGCCGCGCGTCGGCCGAGAGGTCCTGCAGGCCGTCCGCCTTGCCCGGCTCCGGGGCGTAGCCGATGCGCGCCAGGTGGTCCTTCACGATCTCCCGGAACCGCGCCTTGTCCATGTAGGTTCCCGGCGTGCCGGCGACGGACTCCGGAGCCACCGCCGGCTGCAGCGCGTCGAACATCGTCTGTAGCGTCTGCGCGTTCGTCACGCGGCTGGAGAAGAACGCCTGCCGGCGGAGATCCTCCGCCACGCGCGCCCAGTCCGCCGTCGACATGTTCGAAGGAACAAGGCCCTTGCGGCGAAGCATCGCCACCGCCTCGCGGAACCCGGCCGGCTGGTGCTTCGCGGCCATCATCCGGCCTCACCCTGGATCTCGGTCTCCGCCGCGTGCTCGCCCTGGATCTCCGTCACCGGCGCCTGCTGGCCCTGCAGCTCCGCCTCCGGCGCCTGCTCGCCCTCCATGGTGTCGTTCGGCCAGGTCTGCGCCTTCGGCCCGCCGCAGATGATCCGGTAGGTGATCTCCACCGAGACCCCCAGCGGCCGAGGTATGTCGATCGACTCAATGACGGCATCCTCCAGCTCGATCCGCCGCTCCGCGTCCCCCGCTCCCGTCATGATCCGGAGGGTCCCCTCCCGCGGCAGTTGCAGCGGGTAGAGGAAGAAGTAATCCGTCGCATCCTCAAGGCTCGGCAGCTCCACCTTGACCGTGAACGCGATCTGCGTCGCCAGGTTCCCCCGGCTGCGCGGCTTCGAATAGGTCGCGCGCAGCCGCTGGCTCACCTGCGTCAGCAAGCGGCTGTTGTGCGAAAGGCCTGCCGGCCCCATGTGCGTCCCGACGCCACGCGCCGCCCCGTGGGCGAGCGTGTACGTCGCCTCGGGGTCGCCGGCGATGACGAGCAGGACGCGCATGGGGCGAATGCGACTAGGCGCTGACCGTCGAGAGCGCGAACATCGCGCCCGAGCCCGCCGGGCGCGTCGCGATCCACACCAGATCCCCCGCGCGGTTGTTCACCGCGCCGTACACTTGCGGCGCCTCCACCAGCGCCACATCGTTGATCACGACGCTCGGGTCCCCCACCGCCGGACCGACGATCGTCAGGTCCGCCGCGCCCGCCGCCATCGAGCGGCCGCGCACCGCGCCCGCGCCCTGGATGCCGAGCTGCGTCAGGATCTGCGCCGTCGTCATGCCAACCGGCTGGAACTTCACCGTGATGTCCAGCCCCTGCAGGGTCATATCCACGATGCCCTCCTCGTCCACGTCGAACGGGGGCACCTGCAGGTTGAAGTCGATCTCCACCCCCGCCTTCGTTTTGAACGAGTTCCACGGGCTCGACGCCCCGGCCAACGCCAGCGTGTACGGCACCGTGAAGATCGACGCCACCGCGAAGCTGGTGTCCGTGAACGACGCCGTCGCGATCGCGAACCGCTTCGCCGCATCCGTCCGCGCCGTGTTGTCCTTGCCTATGCAGGCGATCGTGCACGAGCCAAACGCCGTCTCCGTCGCCTTCAGCTTGATCGACGGCATCTTCGTCACCGCGCCCGCCTGGTACGTGATCTGCTCCGCGCCCGTCAGCGGCCACACGATCACCGGCTTGTCCGCCGCCGTGAAGATTGAGGTCCCCGCGATCGGGTTCGTGTGCGGGAACAGCGCCGCGAGAATCGCGGTCGTCCACATCCCCACCGGCTCGAACGTCAGCTCCGTCACGATCTCCTTCTCGCGCACATCCACCTTGCCGTAGGCCGCCGAGGGGATGTCGAAGGTCTGCATCGAGGTCTTCACCTGGATGTCGCCCTTCGTGTAGATGATCGCGCTGCTGAAAGAGATCGCGGCCGGGCCGCGGATGATTCCCGTGCTACGAGTGATAGGCATCGTCGATACTCCTGCGGCGTTAGGCCGCGTTTTCAGTCCACCCTGCGCGCGCCGTTCCATTCACCTGGAACACGAGGCGCCCGCCCGTGTCGTTCAGCATGTCCCAGTCCTCGATTGTGATCGGCTGCGCGGCCCGCTGCGGGTTGAACGCCAGCAACACATCCATCACCGCCGACATGGCAGTCTTGCCGTTCCAGCCATCGCCCGCGCGGTGCAGCAGCACGTTCTCCGAGATCGTGATCGCCACCGGCATCGAGATCGCGCCCACGCCCACGGCCTGGTATTCCACCTTGCCCTTCAGGATCTCGATCGCCGCGCACATTCCCAGCTCCGCGATCTTCCGCTCCATCTGGTCCCCGATGTCCCCCCGCTCCGGCGTCAGCACCGGCACGTTGCTCCAGAACGGCCGCGCCTCCAGCACGTCCGCCACCTGCCGGACCAGCACGCTGATCGGGTCGCGATCGATGTCCGCGGTGTCGCTCATGGATAGAGGAACTTCAGGCTCGGCGGGTTCACGAGGTAGTTGCTGTACGCCTGCGTTCCGGCCGGCGGAGCGCCGTTGTCCAGCAGGAGTGCGTGATTTTCGCAGCCATACGGCACGCGAATCGTGTTTGTCAGCGACAGGTATCCCCACCCGTTCGAGTGTCGCAGCGCCGCGTTCGTGGGATTCATCGGCACAGTACCAAAGTGGCCCCCATTGCTGACCGCATGGTAGATTGCAACGTTGTAAACCCGCGACGGTTCGCCCGTCTGGCAGGCCCACTGCGTCGCAAGCAACGCGCCCGTCGCGGTGCAGGTGTAGGGCAACCACCATCGAGCGGTCCTATAGGCATTGGACGCGTACCCGATGCCGTAGCCAAAGCCGCCCGGCACCGTCGCGAGGAACGTCGTCACCAGAACCGGGTAGCCCAACGAAACCCACTCCACGTCGCGATCCGCCCGAACGAACGCGTTCGACGGTGCCGCAGCCGCCGTGCCGGCGTCCGCGATATTCGCCAGGCGAATCGAATTGCTTTCCGCCAGCCCTCCCAGCCCCGCAACATCCGCCACTGTCAGGCTGTTCGACTTCGACAGGCCGCCCAGCCCCATCCACGTCGCCAGCACCGTGCTGTTCGACATCCGGTAGCCGGCGCTGAACATGTCGTTATAAACAAGTATCCCCTGCGCGAACGCCGACTCATCCCCGATCGAATCCGCGTAGTCCGTCCCGAACCTTAGCGCCCCCGCGTTCGCCCACTGGTTTGAGACGTAGTAGCCGCCCGCCAGCGTGCCCGCGTTCGTCAGCTGCCCCAGGTGAATCGCCGACTGGTACGCCAGCGCCCCCGCGCTCGACGTCGGCACGGCGGCCCCGGCCAGCGCGTAGGCCAGCCCCGCGTTCGTGTGCGCCGCATCCGCCGTCAGCTGCGCGGCTGCGGAATTGGTCATCGCACTGTTCGCCGTCCCCTGGGCGGCCGCCGCATTGGTGTGGGCAGCGTTCGCCGTCGCCTGAGCGGAGGCCGCGTTCGTCATGGCCGTGTTCGCGGTCGCCTGGGCGGAGGCCGCATTGGTGTGGGCAGCGTCCGCCGTCAACTGCGCGGCGGCGGCGTTGGTCATCGCGCTATTGGCCGTGCCCTGCGCGGAGGCCGCATTTGTGTGGGCCGCATCGGCGGTCACCTGGGCGGTGGCCGCGTTCGTCACGGCGCTGTTCGCCGTGCCCTGCGCTGAGGCCGCATTCGTGTGGGCAGCGTTCGCCGTCGCCTGAGCGGAGGCCGCGTTCGTGAACGCGGTGTTGGCGGCCGTCAGGGCGGTCGTCGCGTTGGAGCCGGTTGCGACGATGAGCGCCTGCAGGGTGGCCAGGCCCTCGGCGTCCGAGATCGGCGGCACGAGGCTGCCCGTGTAGTTCGGGTTCGCGATCACCCTCGCGCTCGTGCGGTCCCCGACGCCGATGTAGCGGTTCGTCCCCGCGGCCTGCTGATAGAGCACGACGATGCTCTGGTAATCCGTCGCGTTCGTGAGCGCCGTCGTCGCAGCATCCGCCTCGAAGCGGACGAGCCCGTTCGTGGCCGTGACCACCGTCCCCGTCGTGTGCAGGAGGAAGTTCGTCAGGCTGGCATCCGTCACGCTCCAGACCGGGATCGTGTTCGTCGGCAGGCTCCAGGCCAGCGACCCCCGCATGATCCGCAGGTCATAGCGGATCGTCTCGCCCTGGTACCATGCGATCGCGTCCCGCGCCTGCGTCAGGTTGACGTTGTTCGTCCGGGTGATCTCCCGGTACAGCGTGTCCTGGGCGGGGGCGGCGGCCGCCGCCAGCAGAAGGATGAAGGCGGAAACCTGAAACCTGAAAGCCGGACTCCGGACCTCGGTCCTCGGACCTCGGATCTCGTGCTTCATGGCGGTTCCTCTTTCAGGTTTCATCCCTCAGCCCTCATCCTTCGCTGCTCAGTGCCGCTGGACCTCGAAGTCGATCGTCACGGTCGAGCCGGTGACGGCCGTCGAGCTGAACAGCAGCTCGTCCTGGTACTTCGCGTAGGAGCCCGTCAGCGTGCCCGAATCCCCGGCGTTTCCGGAGGTGAACGCGGCGCTGCCGAGCGTCTGCGTGATCGTCGTGCCGGTCAGCACGCGCTTCACGGTGACGGTGTTCGCCGCCACGAGGTTCGAGTTGTCCCAGATCCGGACGATCTTGATGGCCGAGTAGCCGTAGCCGTTCGTCCAGGCGCCGGTGCCCGTGGTGGCGCCCAGGTCCACCGTGGCCCGGCTGTACTCGATCCCCGCCAGTGCGGCCGCGCCGATCCCCAGCGCCGCCAGTGCGATTGCGATTCTCTTTTTCATCGTCGGTTCCTTCCGTTCGTGGTTTCGGTCCTGTTGAAAATCAAAGTCCCGCCAGCGTGTCCCGCGTGGCCTTCCGGGTGATCGAGCTTGCAACCTCGACGCCGGCGGAGGTCTGGACCTCCGGCGTTTCGGCATCGTCCGGCGTGCTGATGGGGAAATCGTCGGTGCCGGCGATCTCCAGATCCTTGTAGGCCCGGTCGATCATCCGCTTCTGATCGTCCGAGAGCGGCATCGGCAGCCGCGTCTGCATGGCCTCGATGATCAGCACGCAGGCCGTCGTCTTCAGCTCCGGCGGCACCGCGTAGGCCGTCGCCGACACCGACAGGCGCCTTGCAATGCGGTTGCGGACGTAGTTGCATCGGTCCTGCATGGTCTTCGTGAACGGGTCCGCCTGGCCGGAGCCCAGCGCGGCCGTCCGGAGGGCGCCGAGCTGCGCGTCGACCAGGTAGTCGCGCAGGTCCGTCACCGCGATTGTCACCCATGCAGGCATCGGGAAATCCTCCCGCCGCCCGCGGGGCCCCGGCCTGGGGCCCCGCGGAGGGCAGCTACTGTTCCACCCCGGTGATGTCCAGTGTGCCGTGGCGCGAGTTCGTACACAGGTACGTCGCCAGCAGCGTGTCGTTCCGGAACAGCCACTGCGTGTTCGTCGGGTAGAACACCGCCTCCTGTGCGTTGCTGCCGACGAAGAACGTCGCCAGCGCCGTCGCATTCGTCACGGTGCCCCGCACCCGCTTCACCGTCACGGTCGAGACCAGGCCCGTATCGATCGTCGATCCGCGGAACCAGAAGTGCGTCGGCTTCCACGCCGAAAACGCCTGGTTGTTCACGCCCTCGGAGTAGGTCCACGACCCCGCCCCGTTGGTCACGGTCACGTCCTTCTGGAACGCGGTCTCGGCCGACTCGGCCGGCACGGCAACGCACGCCGTGATGATCAGGGCGACCGCCAGGGCCGCCAGCTTGGAAATGCTCTTCACTGTTTCGCTCTCGCTTTCTTTTTTCGCCTGGCGCCGGCCGGCCTTCACGCGCCGGCCGGCGCCCGTGGCGTCTTCAGTACCGTTTCGGCCAGCCCTAGCTGACCGTGAACATGCGGATGCCGAGCGTGCTCGTCACGACCACGTGCGAGTAATGCTCGACGGAGATGTCGATGAACTTCGCGTGCTCCTCGCGGTACACGCGGTAGTCGCCCGCCTCGGTCGGCGTCACGAACCGCTTGATGTTCGAGGCATCCTCGCGGTCCGCCGCCTCCTGGGCGTAGTACATGAGCACGTAGGCCCCGCCGATCGCCTTGCTCTTCGCCGTCGAGCTGGACTGGTAGCGGACCTTGCTGACGAGGACCTTGTCCACGCCCAGCTGCGCCGCCAGCTCCTCCGGCGTGCGAATCGCCGCACCCGCGAACGCGCCGGCCTTGTCCGAGGCCCGCAGAGCGAGCTGGCGCTTGAGCCACGCGCTCTTGCCGTACACGACGATGTTGCCGTCGATCCCGCGGGCGTCGCCGCCCGTGTCGATGTCCGTCAACACATCCATGTCCGGATCGGACGACGAGTTCCAGGTCTTCGCCGTGTTCGTCGCCCCCGCGACGAGGCCCGTGTAGCCGCGCCGCAGGTCGTTCAGCAGCAGCCGCCGCAGCAGCTTCTGCACCGCGCGCTCCTCGTCGCCAGGGATCATCTCGTCGCGATCCAGGCGGAGCGTCAGGCCCTTGTTATGCGTCTTCGAGTTGACGCTCGTCCCCTTGGACTCGACGCGCTTGAACGCCGCGCCCACCGAGCGGATGTCATCCGCCTCCGAGAGGAACTCCTCCGCGTTCGTCGCGCTCTTGTACTCGAACCGGCGCGCCACCAGCACGCGCGGGCAGACGATGTCCAGCTCGCGCTGCACGTCCTCCGGGGCCTTCCAGCCCACGGCGAACGTCGTCAGCGGCTCGCTGAAGTTGGCCGCGGTGAACCGCGCCTCGTTGACCAGGCAGATTTGCCCGGGCTGCTGCTGGCCGTTGTCCTGGCCCAGCATCACGATCCCCCGCTCCTCGCCGAACAGGGCGACCGGCATGTGATTCATCTTCATCGTTTCGTTTCTCCGTACTTTCTTCGCTTCGGTTGCGGCGCCCGGCCGGATTCACACCGGCCGGGCGCCAAGGTTGATCAGCCCGATACCACGGTCGCCACGGGGAAGCAGGCGTCGACCTCGAACTCCTGCCCGTCGCCGCCGCACGCCGTCAGCGCCCGGCCGACGAGGTAGTAGGTCGCCTGCGCCGTCGGCAGGTCCTGGACCTTGCCGCTCGCCGCCGTGAACACGCGGGCGCCCACCGCAATCGCTTCCGCGCCCACCATCTTCTGCGTGCGCTTCGTCGACCCGAGCGGCTGGACGCACATCGGGTCCTCCGCGGCCGCCGCCTCGTCCTCGGCGATGCCCAGGGGGTCGTCGCTCGCGCCGCAGGCGGCGACATGCGTCGCGTCGGTTCCCTGCTTCACCAGCAGGTAGCGGCTCGTCTGCGCGGCATCGGCCAGGTAGGTCTTGCCGTCCTCGTGCGTGCCTTCGGCCACGTTCGCCAACGCCACGAGGGCGGGCGGCGCGGAGAACATCCTCCGCAGGATCTGCATCAGCTTCTTCATCGTTCCTCTTCTCCCGTGCCCCCCGCGAGGGGCGTCTTGGTTGATGGGCCTGCCAATCGCCGGCGCCCGCCGGCGCAGCGATCAGCCCTCCGTTCCCTTGAACAGATCCGGATGCGTCTTCTTGACGCGCTGCCAGGCGGTCTCGTAGTCGACGTGCTCCTTCTCCTGGCACTCGTTCACCAGGCTCAGGATCTGCTGCTGCCGCTCGACCGTCTTCCCGACCCGGCCGGCCATGTCGCGCGTGCGCGCATCGGTGTTGACGCCGCTCCTCTCGTTCGAGAGCGCCACCAGCTCCGCGTCGAAGGTCTCGGGCTTCGCCAGGCGCGCCTTCCAGGCATCCGCCTGCGCCGGCGTGATCCGCTTCGCGCGGATCGCATCCGCCACGACCAGGTCGATCCGCACCGTGCGCTCGTTCGCCAGCGCCGTTTCCGCCGCCGTCGCCTTGGCCGAAGCCGCCTCGATGGCCGCCGTCAGGTCGACGATCTTTCCGGCCTCCGCGGCCTTCTCGTTGGCCAGCGCCACCGTCGCGGACTGCGCGGCCGTGCGCCCGGCGTCCCAGACTGCCAGCAGCCTGCCCAGTGCGTCGTCGTCCGTCGCTTCGTTCGCGAGCGACGGCAGCGCGGCCTGGATGGCGCTCTCGGACGCCCAGCGGTCCTCGATGGCCTTGCGGACCTTCTTGGCGGCCGTGATGATGTCCCCGATCTTCGTGATCGCCTCGTCTTCGGTGACCGTGTCCGGCCAGGCAAAGAGGGCCATGAGTCGTTTCAGCATTGCGTTGTCCTTTCCTTCCTCGGGTTGCGTGTCGTCTTCGTCGTCCGCCTCCGCCTCGTTCGGCAGCCGGCACTCCAGCATGTTCGGATTGTTCGTGAGCCCCGTGCTCCTCAGGCGGACGGCGCGGTAGATCTTCTTCCCCGTCGGCGTCGTCCGGATCAGCCGGCCGCCGAAGTGCGGCGAGTGGAACGCGAACTCCTCGTTGTCGATCAGCGGCCGGAAGGTGTTGATCAGGCTCGCGCCCAGGAGGAGCGCGTCGTCCTCGACCCGGATCTCGCCGATCCAGCCCTTCGCGCCCTTGTCCGGGAAGTTCACCGCCAGCTTCGGAAAGTCCGGGTGCCCGATGTAGATCGGCACGCCCTTGCCGGTGCTCCGCACCAGCTTCGCCAGCTCGTTGGCCATCTCCACGGCGCCCTCGTGGTCCACGACCTGGGCGTGCTCCCCGTTCGGCCACTCGCCGAACGGCACGCGCCACCACTGCACGTCGGCGTCGGCCCCCGCCTTCGCGACCTCGTTGGCGAGCCCCAGCATCTTCAGAAGCTTCTTCATGGTTCCCTTTCGATTCGGTCCGTCGGCGCCTGGTGGCCCAGCATCCGGAGCGCCGCGATGCTGCGCTTCAGGCTCACGACCCGCGCGCGGATCTCCGGCACCGTGTCGGTCTGCCCGACCAGCGGCGCGCACGTCATCGCCTGTACGAGCAGCGTCACTTCAAGCTCCAAAGATGCGATTGCGTCGTCATGCATGCGGTCCCCGTCACGGGTGCCAGCCCAAAACCCAGCTCTTCCACGCCGCCGGCAGCGTCATCGATCCGGTCCGGTTGGCGGCCAGCGCGTGGGCCATCTCGTGAATGCCGTGCTCGTCGGGCAGGAAGCCATCCGGATGGATCGCCAGGACGATCGAGGCCGTGTCGCGCCCGCCCCGGAACTCGGCGACGTTGCCGTCGGCCAGAATCCCCACGTTGCGCTGGAAGTGGCGCGACCAGGCGACCGTGTCGCGATTCACCGCGCGGACGGCGATCTTCTGGTACTCCCACTTGAGCCCGCTCTTCGCCTCGCAGAAGGCCATCCACGCCTTCACGCGGCTTTCGGAGACTCCGCGCACAACGTCGAGATAGGGCTCGTCCTTGATCTTGCTCACCGTCGCGCAGGCAGACAGCGCCACGATCACCAGGCACGCGCCGATGATCCGCGCCGCCCACCGCTCGAACCGCGCGTCGAGCCGGTTCAGCCGCCGCACGATGCTCGCCAGCCTCCGCTGCAACACCGCCGGATGCTTCGGACATCGGACCTCGGACCTCGGATCTCGGTGCTTCATCGCAGCGCCCTCCCGTGGCGGAACGCGGCCGACACGCTCCCGTGCTCCGCATAGGCCGGCACCTGCCGGCGCGGCATCTTCGCGGCCGCCGCCTCGAACCATCCGAGCACGCTGTTGGTCGGCGCCCAGGCATCGATCAGCGCCGTCGTCCAGGTGCCGCCCTGCTCCGAGCCGTAGGAGGAGAGTCCGTCCGCGCAGCCGCCGAAGTGAATCAGCTCCCCCGCGTAGTTCCGTGGAACCGTCTTGCGGATCGAGCGCCGCTTGTAGTTCGTGCCCGAGTTGCAGGTGTCCGTCACGAAGAGCACGCGCACGCCCTTTGGGATCTCCTGCCAGAGTGCGCCCAGGACATCGTCCGAAAGCTGCCCGTCCCACAGGCACAGCGTCTCGTCCTGGCCGTCCTCCTCGTCCGCGTTCGTGTCCAGGTCCTGCCCGCCGTGGCCGGAAATGAAGACCACCAGCAGATCGCCCGCCGTCATGCCCGCCCACGCCTGCCGGCAAGCATCCATCAGCCCGCCACGGGTCACGTCCCGGTTATGCAGTTCCGCCACCTGCAGGCCCTGCTCCCGGCACAGCAGCGCCACGACCGAGGCGTCCACGTCGCAGCCCGGGCAGGCGCCGTCCCATCCGCTGTAGAAGCGCGGCTCCACCTGTGTCAGGCCCGCCACAACCGCCCGCCGCACCGTCCCCGTCCGGTCCATCTGCGGGAACAGCTGCGTTGACTGCCCCGGGCCGTCCGGCGCCTCGCCAGGCTCCGCAACGGCCGGCGTCTCAACGATCGACACGCACCCGGAAACCGCCACGATGAAGCCGATCACGAACCCGATCGTTCCCAACGCAACGAAGATCAGAACGGCGGTCCTCATCCACTTCCGTCGCAGGCTCACGGCCGCACCGCCTTCGGGACGACGGTCCCGTCATAGCGGCGGCCCGGATCCGGATAGGTGTAGTACCAGCGCACGCCCGAATCGGTCCGCAGGACTGAGGTCAGGCCGTCCGGGTAGGCTGAGCCCGGCTTGCGAAACCGCGAGTGCCAGCGCCCGCCGTTCCAGATGCCCGCGCCGATGCCGTTCTCCAGCTTGGTCCCCTGGTACTCCAGCCAGGTCGATTCGATGTGCCCAGTGAACTTGGGCGATGCCAGCCACACCGCGTTGCCGTCGCTTTCGCTCTCAAACTTCCACAGGTTGCCGGCGGCGTAATCTCCCGGCCGGTCCGGGTTCGGCTCGTCCGTGCCGATCGGCAGCGGCTCCTCCGGCTGCACCACATCCGGCGGCGGCGGCGCTTCCGGCTCCGGCACGACCACCGGTGCGGCCGGCTGCACGGCCTTGCAGATCCGGCACGTGCCGTTCTTGTACGAGTGCTTCCCATCCGTCACCTGGTCGCAGAGCGCGGTGACATAGGCCCACTCCGGATCCGTCTGCGCCGGCAGGCTGATCGTCCACGACTGGCAGCCCGTCAGCGCGGCGAGCGCCAGGGCGGAAAGCAGCAGTCGGGCCGCGCGCTTCATTCCGCCTCCTCGATCACGTAGCTGTTGACCACGGTGTTGTTGTTGCCGTGGATGGTCGTCACCGTTTCCGGCGCGATGGTCCCCGGCGGCATGCGGTAGGTGTTCTGCACGCTATTCCCGTCACCCGCGACGGTCGTTTCCGCCGCCGGCCGGTTCAGTGGCACGGTTGGCGCCGGCGCCGGGCTGTCGTCCCGGCTCTGGTCGATCGCGATCCCGATCGCCGTAGCCACCAGCCCCACCGCCCCGCCCGCAACGTATTCGGTCTTGCGATACTCCAGGTGCCGCCCCACATGCGCGACGCCCCTCCGCCAGGCCGGCCACTCCACCGGGATCCGGGGCGCTTCGTCCCGCGCCTGCACGACCGCATTGATGTCCGCGACGCCGCTCCCGGCCGCCGCCACCAGTTCCCCAGGGGAAGCCCGCCACAGCGGCACAGCGCGCTCGACATAGGCCGTCCGCCCCGCCGCATCGCGGGTTCCGTCTTCCGTATTCCGTTTTCCGTGGCCGCCCGGTCCCCACGCCCAACCGAAGCTGACGCCTGCCTCCCAGCCCCCGCCGCGCACCGCCACTGTTGGCCGCACCGTCAGATCCGCCGCGGTTCGATGTTGGATGTTCGGTGTTCGGTGTTCGGTGTTCGCATCCGCCGCCCCCGCGACGACCGCGCAAACAGCCACCCACACCGCCCCCAGGGCGACCATGATCTTGAGCTTCCGGTTCACGTTCATCGGTGGTCTCCTTCGGTTCCGGCCTTTGCGGCCTCTGCCTGCTTCTCCTCGCACGCCGTGCAGAGCGGCCGCCCGGCCGCGTCACGGCCCGCGAACTCGTTCGGATCGATGTCGCGCCCGCAGGCGGCGCACGCGGCCGGAGCGATGATGTCCGCCAGGATCTCGGCGTCGTGCTGGGCGATCCACTGCCGTGTCCAGGCGCGCGTCTTGTCGATCAGGGAGTGATCGAAGCGGAACGAGCCGCGCGGCGCCTCGAAGGCGGGCCAGAGGATGTGCACGCGCGGGTGGCTCGCCTGCGCGAGGTGGATCGTGTCCTCGATCTGGTCCTGCATGAGCCAGGTCACGTTCTGCAGGAGCCGCGTGATCATGCCGGAGGTCCGCCGGTAGCCGCGCGGCGCGGCCGTCGCGATCAGCAGCCACACCTCGTCATAGGCCGCCAGCCCCGGCGGCAGCGGCAGGTTCGCCCGAACGCCGCCGTCGAAGTATTCGTCGCCGCAGATCTCGACCGGCGGGAACACGCCGCAGATCGCCATCGAGGCCATCACGGCATCCGCCAGCGGCGCGAGCGGAGCCACGTCGCACAGCATGCCGTCCTGCCGCGTCGCCCAGATGTGCAGCGGGATCTCCGGCTCGAACCTGCCGAGCAGGTGCTCCACCTGGCGGCGGATCGGTCGGGAGTCGAGGTAGTAGTCGATCCACGGTGCGCGCAGCTTCCAGAACGCGCGCTCGCTCCGGATGTCGCCATCGCTCAGTTGGCCGATGTAGGCCGCGAAGTCCGTCGGGCTCCAGTCGCCACACGCCTGCACGGCCGCGACCATGGAACCCGCCGAGGTCCCCGAGATCCCCGCCGGCTGGATGCCGTCCTCCTCCAGCGCCTGCCAGAAGCCGGCATGGACGTCGATTCCGGTCATGCCGCCGCCCGAAAGGACGAACAGCCGCCGCGGACTGGCATTCTTCCCCGACGCATCCGGCGGAACCCTTTTGCAAATCGCCGGAACCCCATTGCAAACGCCCTCAACCCGAATTTCCGCATCCCCATGGCCGTTTTTAGAGATCGGGGCAGGTTCGGGCGTATAGCCGATTTGGACGGGTGCGGACGGCGACTCCCCGGAGATCGGGGCGCCACGGGGCGTATACGGGGCGAAGGTCGGCGTCATGACGCTCCCTCCGTCGGACCTCGGCCCTCGGACTTCGGACCTCGGGTCTCTGCCGCCGCTCCCTCGAAGCCCTTCGCCCAGGCGTCGGTCAGGGCCTTCTCCAGGGCAAGCTGCAGCTCCGGCGTCGCGTTGACCTTTCCGAGCAGCTCGGGCATCTCGGCATCCAGCAGCTTCCGCACGGCGGCGTCAAACGCGGCCTGGTCCATGCCGTCGACCTGGGCGAGCAGCTCCTGCAGGCGCTCGGCAACGGGCTTGAGATCCGCGTGCACGGCCTCGGCAAGGCGCATACGCGCCTCGGCCAGGATCTGCCCGGCGGCGTCGGCATCGGCGGCCGCCGTGCGTTCGTTGGGCAGGGAGACAGGCAACGCGGCCGGAACGGCGGCGGCGGCCAGCGCCTCGTCGCCGTCGGCCGCGGGCGTGCGGCCATAGCGCTGCATTGCATCGGCGATGGAAAGCCGGGCGCCGTGCGAGATCAGGAACTCGTCGATGCGCACGTCGTTCTCGACGTTGATCCGCTTCCGGGGCGTCAGCTCGAAGTACGCGAGAGGCGTGTCGTCGCCCAGGGCGTACTGGATCACGAAGCGGTCCACCTGCTCCTGGAGCGTCTCGGAGATGAGCGCGCAGTCGTCCTGTTCGAGGAGGTCCGTCTCCTCGCCCTGGACGCTGGCGCCCTGGCCCTCGCCGGTGCCCGCCGAGAGCGTCGAGAGGTCCGCGCCGCGCAGCAGCGCTGCCATGGCGCGGTCCATGCGCTCGATCAGCTCCGGATAGGGCAGCGTGCCGGCGGCGGCCGTCTCCAGCTTGGCGATGTCGTCGTCCTTGCTGACCACCGCGGCGAAGTTGGCGGCGATGGCGGCGACGGCTTCGACCATCGCGGTCCACTCCGTGCTGCCCTTGGCCGCGCCGGTCTTGCCGATGAAGCCGGGCATGCCGTGGCGTTCGGAGTAAATCAGCCAGTCGTTCAGCGGAAGCCGCTTGAACATTGCGGCGACGCAGCAGGCGATGCCGACTCCGCTGCCGGTCGTGGTGAGCCACGCGCCGGGCTCCATCTCGACGCCGTCGAGCTGGGCATCGCTCTCCAGGTAGCGCAGGCGGCTTGTGCGGTGCTCGAAGAACCACAGCGGGACGTGGCGAAACTCCGCGGTGACGGGCACCTCGCGCGACGCGTGGAAGTTCCACACGATCTCGTGGGTGCTGTAGCCCGGCATGATGCAATGCATCATCTGCCGGATCAGCAGGCGGGTTCCCCCGCGCTCCGTTTCGTCGACGGAATTGGTCGCGCGGAGGTTGTTGTAGAAGCCCTCCAGCACCTGCTTGTGCCGCTTCGCCGCGGGGGAATCGTCGACCGTGAGGATGGCGTACTCGTTCCGGCCCGGCGCCTTCAAGCGCTTCGGCACGACGGCGGAAAGCGTGTAATCGCGCTGCTCGAAAGCGCGCATGGTCAGCGCCAGGCTGCGCAGGTAGCCCGCGTCGAAGTCCTCGATCTGGCGGCTCAGCACGTCCGGCGTCAGGCCCCGCATCGGGTTGAACCGGCTGCGGCGGTCGATCGTCACGCGTGCGGCCGTGACCTTCGGTTCCTTGCTGGTGGGTCGCTTTGCCATGGGAATTACATCGCCCCCGCAGTCATGCGCCGGCGCGGCACGACCGGCTGCCCCTCGATGTCATCGGCCCGGTACGCCGCGCGGTCGACGACCTCCCAGGCGAACGGATGCGTCGTTGCCGGCAACCCGCCGACGGTCTCCGCCAGCGCCGAATAGGCCGTCGCCAGGAGAAGGTGGTTCTCGACCTTGTCGATGAAGGAGCCGGTCGTCCCCGCGTCGGTCCGCACGCGCCGGCTGCCGGCCAGGAGGTGTTCATCCAGCGCCGTCACGATGGGCGGGCAGCCCACGCCGCGCAGGGGAAGCCGCAGGATCGGGGCCGTCCGCAGGCGCCCGTCGACGACGTGCACGAGGCCCTCTTCCGCCGTCAGCAGCTCATCGATGACCCTCTGGATCGTCTCGTCGCGGTTCGCCTGGATGACGGGATAGATCAGCCCCTCCTGCGTCCGGCGGATCTCATGGCGCAGGCCGGCCCCGGGCTTTAGGCTGAACTCGACGGCCGCCGCGCGCAGCCCCATCCACTGCTTCCGGTCGCCGTGCCAAGTCAGCCCGCCCGCGAACACGATCCGCTCGCGCTCCCGGTCGACGGAGATCTGCGGCTGCTCCCGGATGCCGTTCAGCGTCAGCACCAGGTCGCGCGCAAGCTCGCGCTCGTTGCCGATGTCGATGAAGAGGCACGAGAGGCCCAGCGTGTTGAAAAGCAGCGGCACGCGGGTCCTGGCCGAAGCCGGGCTGATCTGTTCCAACCAGCAGAGGCGCTTAAAAAGCGGTGCCTCGACCTCGCGTGCCGCAAACCAGCAGCGGTCGCCCGTGTCCATCCCGGCGAACCGTGCGAATCCGCGCGGGGCGAGCGTCATCGGCTCCGCCTTGTCGCCGCGCGAACGATCCAGAATGGCCGGCGTCAGCGCCTGCGATGCGCTCTTCGGCTTCGCCAGGCGGTCGCAGCAGAAGGCGATCATCGAATCCGGATCCCGGACGGCGTTCAGGCACCAATCGGCGACGATCTGCCCGAGATCGATCGCCGGCGTGCCCATCTGCGACACGCGCACAGAGAACCGCCGCGACTTCTCCCGGTCCGGCCGCTGCGCCACGAACCGCACCGAGGCGCGGTCCAGCTCCGCCCCGCAGTGCGGGCACGCCAGGTAGTACCGCGCCTCCGGATCGTAGCCCGTTCCCTGCGCCTCCCCGGCGCGGCGGAACTCGCCCTCCAGCGTCAGCACCGGGTCCGTCGGCGTCGGCGTGCCATCCATCGCCATGCGGCAGATGCCCGGCCAGTTGTCCTCCGCGTTCCACTCACGGCCGCAGCCGCAGGAGATCATGCCGATGTGCTGCGTGCCCTCGTCCCACTCCTTGTTCGCGCCCGCGCCGTGATAGCGCTGTGTGCCGATGATGAAGCGGAACCGCAGGTCGCTCGCCGTCATGCGGCCGGCCAAGAACCGAGCCTTGTGCTCCGGGATGTCGTCGCGCTCGTCCACCACGATCGCATCCATCGAAAACGTCGTCGGGATCTTGCCGCAGCCCCGGAAGTAGCCCTGCGCGCTGCGCCGGCCATCCGTCACCATGATCGCGCCCTTCCGGCTCACCTGCCGGCCCGACTCGTTCACCGCCTTGCCGATCGAGAGCAGGTTCGCGAACCACGGGATCTGGTCCACCACGTCCGGCCGGAACTTCGAATCGACCACGCCCTTCACGAGGTCATCGTCCGGCAGGTAATAGCCGACGTTCCGGAACCGGATCAGCAGGTAGGCGAAGAGGTTCTCCGCCAGCGTCGTCTTGCCCCACTGCGCGCCGCCCGCCGCCGTCAGCACGGCATCCGTCAGCGGCTTCCCGCCGTTCGAGCCCAGGATCCGGTCGATCGTGCCCACCAGGAACTCGATCACCGGCCGGCCCTCGAACGTGAACGCGGCGTAGTCGCCCCGCTCCGTCCGGACCCGCGCGTGATTCAGGAGGAACTCGCGGAAGCTCGGCACGTCCGGCACGCTCACCGGCGCGCGGCCGTCCCGCTCGATGCGCTCCCCCATCGCGGCGATCGCCGACGGGACCGGGGCTGTGGCGGCGCGCTTCATGCCGCCTTCCTCGCAAGGATCGTGCGCACCTGGTCGCGGAACGACTCGAACGCCTTCACGGCCTCCGGATGCGCGCGGACCTCGGCATGGAAGGCGTCCAGGGCCTTCTCCATGTCCGTCTGCATCTGCTTCCGGAACTTCTCCACCTCCAGCGCCAGCGTTCGTTCCGAGATGCGCAGCCGGCGCAGGCCGATGAACAGCTTCGGGTTCTGCTGTTTCATCGCCAGCAGTTCAAAATGCCGTTGCGCGACGAGGTTGATCGTGTCGTCGTCAAGCGAGTTGTCTTTGTGCTCCGCCAGCTCGCGGCGAAGTTCGTTTGTCAGGTCCCGGCTGTCTTTCAGCGCCCGGCGCGCGTGGTACCAGGCAAAGAACCGCGAGAAGGCCGACGGGCTCATTTTCACGCCGCGTTTTTCGATTAGCCACGCGCGGACTTCGACCAGAGACTTCGACTCCATCTCGAAGGCAAGCTCGTCCTGCTGCGCCTCCGAGAGCCGCATCCACGCCGCGTCTGGACGGGTCTTACGCATGGGGAGGGATGAGGGCTGAAACCTGAAACCTGAAAGCCGGACCTCGGACTTCGGACCTCGGATCTCGGGTCTTCATCGGGCGGCCTGCAGGTGGTTGATGCCCTTTTCGGTGATGATCCACTGCTCGTCGCCGTAGTCGTCCACGCGCACGACGAGGAAGCCGCGGTCGCGCAGCCAGGTGAGCCGGCGCTGCACCGCGTCCAGATCCACCGGCCGGCCCGCGATGGCCGTCAGCGTCGAGCCCACGAGCCGGGTCGACATCGCGTAGTCCCGCTGGATGTTCAGCGCCTGCAGGATCTCGGCATCCATGATCCGGTCGTTCATCCCTGGTCTCCGTCGTGCACGAGCGTGACCTGCTGGCCGCTCAGGCCCGCCATGCGGCCGGCCAGTGTTGCGATATTCGTCGAGAGCACGTTGAGCCGCCGGTGAATGCCCGACGTGCGTGCCTCGTCGGACCTGTCGAGGCCGTCCATGCGGTGCATCAGCTCCTGCAGCGTCTGCTCGATGGTGCTCGCGCGCCGGTCGTTCGCGGCCTCGTGCTGATTCATCTGGCCCGCGGTCACGTACTGCGCGGCCGCGCGCACTTCCAAGGGGTTCGGGCCGATCTCCCGCTTCTGCGAGCGCCCGAAGATGTTCATGAGGCCGCCTGCCAGGCTGACCAGCGCGGAAAGGGCGATGACGACGAGCCCGATGTTGGTGGCGTTTTCCATCAGACCTTCCCCCTTTTTCGGAGGTCGGAAGTCGGAGGTCGGAGGTCGGAGTTCCGCACTCTGACCTCTGTCCTCTGACCTCTGACCTCTGCGCGTGCCGCGCACGCGCCCGCCTCATCGATGGCCCGGCCCATGGCGGCCAGCGCCACGCCCGCCAGGCTCTCCGGGGAAACGCCGGCCGTGGGGGAGACACGACCCACGGCTCGGCGCCCCATGAGCACGACGACTTCCGCCGCCGATGCCGACCGGGAAAGACCCTTGCGGGTCGAGTTCTGCGAGCCTTCGCTCTGGCGCACTTGCGTCACGAGCGCGATGGAACCACAGGTCGCGCGCGGGCGTATGCGCGTCATTCAGGACGTGCGCGGGGTGCGAAATATGCGGGATTGCGACCGAAAAACAAAAAGCCCCGGAGGATCACTCCGGGGCTTGCTGCGTTTGGACGCGGCCTGTCTAGCCGCGCCGATTCTCAAGCGCGCGGCGAATGCCGGCGAGCTGCGACACTGCCGCGCCGACGCCGATCAGTAGCAGCACGGCCCATGCAACGATCGCGACCGTCCACAGCGTCAGCGTGTCCGTCGCTGACGACGGCGGGCCGGTCATGCGGTCGTGCGCGTAGAGCAGCGCCGCAACCACCGCCAGCGCCACGAGGCCGACGAACACCGCGCCGACTGTCTTCGAGCCTCCGCCACTGGGGGCGATGGACTGCGCGTGCGTTGATACCACTGGCATGGCTTCATCCTCCCTGTTCGATGTCCGTCCGCAACTTCTGAACCTCCGCTTCGATCGCGTCAAGCCTTCGGAGCATCCGGGCTGTCCGCTCCCGCCGCGCGGAAGCCGGCCCCGCGTCGTAGCTCTCGCCGTCCTCGTGCATCCCGCCGGGGAACGATTTGACGCCCGAGGCCCCCGATACACTTGCGCCGCCGGTGTTGCCGGCGGCGTTCCCCCTGTCACTTTCCAAGCCTCGGACATCCCCCCCCGAGGGCTTTCCAACGTCTGGAAGCGGAGGGTCGAGGCCGGCGGCACGCTCGGCCTGTTCGACTTTCCACAGCGTCTTGGCAGAGATCGGGTTCTTTCCCGTCCGCATCAGGTACAGCATCCGACGCGAGATCCCGACGTGCTCGGATAGCTCATCGTCGGTCCACCTCTGCGTGAACTTCAGGCGCTCAAGGCGGCGCGTGAAATATTGTGAACTTTCGCCTTGCATACCGTGTAACGCCGTGTAATCCTGTGAAGCATGGTAACGGTGACACAGCGGAAAGGCAAAGCGATTCGGCGGGGGATTTGCCGGGCGGCTTTGGAACTCGGCGTGACGCGGCAGCACCTCTACCTCGTCATGCGCGGCGAGCGCATCTCCCCACGGATCTCCGCCTGGCTGCGCCGCCACCAGAAGGAGACACCCGCGTGAGCGAATCGAACTCCACGGAAAAGGGCGCGCGCGACGCGATATTCACCGCGAAGGTGATTGCGGAGGAACTCCACACGCTCCGTCGTCTGTTGCAGACGGACGAGCTGAAGGAGCGCTGCATGGACGCGGAGGCGGACGTGTCGGTGATCCGCAGTGCGCTGGCCCGCTACAACCGCGAGAGCCCGAGGGAGCCCGTCACGACGTTTCCGACGCAGAGCGCGAGCAGCGCGGCCGTGCGGACGGTGAGCGGGGCGGATGCCTCGGCCATGAAGCCGACCGCGACGATGAGCAGCACTGAGACCGCGATCATCGCCGCGTTCCACCAGACGCGGGTGGCGATGCCGCGACTGGCTGTCTTTAGCGAGGTGTCGTACCTGGCATCTTTAGTGCTCTTCCTCGCTGTCGGGATCATCCGCCTTTTCAGCCATTCGACCGTTTTTGCGGATTTCGGAATGGCGTTGAACATCGCGAGCATCGCGGTGCCAATGCTCGTGATACTGACGGCGATCAATAACAGGCTGGTCTCCATGGCGCTGTCTCCCTTTGAGGCCATCGACGATACCCCCATGCCGAAGTCCGGACAACCGCAGAAGGAGACACCATGACCCCACCGACCCTGACCGATGCGCAGCGTGCGCAGGCTCTCGGCGATCCGCTGCCGGATGCCGAGATCGTCCGCCGCCTGGAGGACGCCGAGCTCGCCCTGGCCGATGTGTTCCGCACGCGCCCGGGCCTGCGGATGCGGGCCATCACCGGCGGCACCTGCTGCCGCGAGATCCGCGAGGAGCTGTCGATTTACGGAGCCGGGCGATGAAGCGCCTCAACCTTCCGCTGGCGGCTCATCGCAAGTGCTGGATCTCGGCTTGCGCGCAGTGCGGGGCGGACCGGAAGCTCGTCGCGTGGCCGTCGCAGGGTGGCAAGCTGTGCCGCGCCTGCGACTGCGAGCGCCTTCGCCTGGCGTACCGGGCCGCGCATCCGGACGTGAAGCGCATCCGCCGGTCGCGGGAGCAGATCGCCGCCGACCTGGCCGCTGGGATCAAGGCCGTGCGCGTGCAGCGGGCGGCGTGTGCGATCGCGCGGTACTGCAAGCCCGCGCCGGAAGCGGCCGCGGAACGCCGGCACGGCGTGGAGCGGGTCAAGGCCGCCTGGGCGCGGATCTGCGCGGGCCGTATCGCCCTGGCGATGGATCTGGAAGCGCCGGACTTCACCGCCCGCGCTCCCCATTCATCGCTCATCGCTCATCCCTCATCGTTCTCCCCTGAGGCCGTGGCGATCTGATGCCTGCGCTCATCCAACTCGGTCTGTTCGATGCGCCGCCGCCCGAGCGCGCGGCGTGGATCGACCGGCGGCTGCCGCGTCAGGATTACCTGTGCGTGAGCGATGTCGCCGAGGCGTTCAACGTGTGCTCGAACACGGTGTGCGCCTGGATCGAGTCGGGTGAGTTCCAGAAGGCCGCGCAGAGCGATGAGCCCGCGGTGCTGAACCTGGGCGCGGCGTCGTCGCCGCGCTACCGCATCGCCCGCCCGAGCGTGATCAAGTTCTACCTGAGCCGAGCCGTGTGAGCCCCATGAAGGAGACACCCATGAAGCCCATGACCTGCCCGCCCGGAGACCCGCTGCTGCGCGGCTGCCTGAACCGCCGGAGCGAGGCGACGAGCCTCGAAGACATGCGCCTGATCTACAAGGCCGCCGCCTCGTGGCTGGCGGAGCGTCTGGCGGCGAAGACCGCCCGCCGCGAGTTCCACGATGAAGATGTGAACCCGAAAGCGAGCGCCGCCTGATGCCGAAGAAAAAACACGAAGACGCCCCTGTGGAACTGTTGCCGGCAGTGGCCGGAACAGCCGACGATCCGGCCATGGCCAAGCTGCTCACCGCGCAGTACCGCCTCGCCATCGGCGGGCTGTGGGAGGTCGTCAAGTTCGGGGCGATGCTCGCCCAGGTGCGCGACAGTTTGAATTCCGCACGCGGAATTCAAAGGGGGCAGATTGGCTACACGGGCAGCCTGAAGGAGTGGCTTGAGGCGAACTGCCCGGACGTGAACGTGTCGACGGCCTACCGCTTCCTGACGCTGGCCGAAGGCGTGCGCGCTGAAGTGAAGCTGGGGGCGAAGGTGGACCTGTGCCACCTGCTGACGGCGCCCGAGGCGGAGCTGGACGCGCGGCTGGCCTCGAAGCGGCAGGAGATCGCTGAACTTCTTGACGGCAAGAGCCAGCGGCAATTGCTGTTCGCGTTCATGAAGGCGGATCGGAAGCCGACGGGTGGCGCGCGTGACGTGCATGGCCGCCGCCGGACGGAGGACGAACTCGCGGAGGCTGACGCGAAGCAGACGTGGCAGGAGCTGGTGTCGACGCTGACGTGCGAGGGGGCCGTCCGGAAGTCCTACGCGCTGCTGCCGCAGGCGTCGCGCCGGAAGATTCTGGATGCGTTGTTGGAGGTCGTTTCGAACGTGCGCGAGTCGCTGGCGCGCGGATAGAGGTTTCTCATGAGCGAGTCCGCCGCTCTGTCGTTTCAACTCCCATCGGGTTCCGCGCGTGATGAGTTTGAGCGCCTGCCGGATTCGGCGCGCTACGGGGTGCGGATGAAGCTGCGGTGCATGGAGCTTCTGCACCGGCTAGGACCGAAGAAGGCAATGGCGGAGATCCGGCGGTTCGTGTCGGCGGAGGCGGACGGGTTTTCGAAGGAATCACTCTACCGGGCGCTGCGCGCGTTCAAGGTGTCGCATGGCGATTGGCGGGTGTGCATTGACTTCCGGAAGATCCCTGCCGCGCGGGGCCAGCCGCAGGAGTTCATCGACTTCTGGCGCTCGCTGCACGACGAGAACAAGCGGAACCTTTCGGGCGCGCAGGCGCGGTCGGTGCTGGTCCGCCGCTGGCAGGCGGGGGAAGCGATCGATGGCTACGGCTCGTGGCGGGAGCACTGGCAGCGGATGCGCTCGGATGTTCCGATCCCTGCGGAGTGCCCGGAGGATTTCATCCCGCACGGCTGGGACTACGCGAACCTGATGCGCCTGACTCCTCCCCCGGCGGAGACTGCGCTTGCGAAGCTGGGGGAGGTCGCGGCGAGCGCGCTGCTGCCGCATATCCCGCAGACTCGGGAGGGCATGCGCTTCCTGGAGTGGGTGACGCTGGACGACGTCGAGACGGACTTCCTTGTGTGCGTGGACGACGTGGACAAGCCGGTCGTCCTTCGGTGCATCGTTGCGATGGACATCGCGACAGGCGTCTGCCTTCGCCTGGGCACGCGGCCTTCTCTGCCGCGGGACGACGGCTCGACGCAGGGCCTGCTGCGGCGCGACACGCTGGTGATCGTGGCGGGCATGATCCGCACGTTCGGGTTCCCGACGCAGTACCGGATGAACATCGTCGTGGAGCGCGGCACGGCCTCGATCTCGCAGGAGGACGCGCGCGCGCTGCAGGAGCTGAGCGGCGGGAACATCGTCGTCCATTGGACGAACATGCAGGGCGGCCGCGCGCTGCCGGGCGGCTTCCGGGACAAGCGGATCGGATCGCCGACGGGCAAGGCGTGGCTGGAGAGCAGCCTGAACCTCCTGCACAACATGGCGGGCGCGCTGCCGGGCCAGAAGGGCGCGAGCTACGCGCTTCGGCCGGCGGAGTTGGAAGGCCGCTCGAAGGAGCTTGCAAAGCTCGTGCAGGCGGGGCGCGTGATCCCGGCGAACCTGCGCCTTGCGCTGCGCTACCCGTTCCTGCACCTGCACGAGGCGAACGTCGAGGTGCGCGACATCGCGGTGCGGATGAACGGCCGGCGGGAGCACGAGCTGGAGGGCTTCGAGAGCGTCCGCCAGTGGCGCTGGCGGCACGACGCGGCCGCCCCCTGGCGCGGCATGGCGGACTACCCCGTGGCCCTGCCGCCGGGCGCGGAGGGGGATTTGGAGATCCGCGCGGTGAAGGAATCGCCGATGGAGCGGGCGGGCCGGCTCATGCTGGGCTTCCACTTCGAGCGTATGCCGGAGGCGTCCGTGCGGTGGTTCCTGGAGAAGCACCACGACACGGTGACGGTCACGAACGGGATGATCGAGATCGACATCGACAGAAAGACCTACCGCTTCTACCGCCAGGGTTCCCCGCTGCTGGTCGAGGGCGCGAAGTATCTCGCCTACTACAGCCGCACCGACCTGGTTGAGGAAGCGAAGAGCCGGGCCTCGGTGGATGAATCGTCGTTCGGCTGGATCTATCTCACCGACGGGCGCGGCGCCTACCGCGGGAAGCTGCCGCTCTACAAGGCCGCGCTGCGGGGCGACGTCAAGGCCCTGGCCGAGCGCCTGGCGGACAAGGAACGCGAACTGGCCCACGTGCGCGACGCAGTGATGCGCCGCAGCGCCGGCAAGATCGGGAAGCGTCTTGAGGACGTGGAGGCCAACATCGAGGTCTTCCGCAACGCGACCGCGATGGAGGTTGTGCCGGCGCCCGAGGCTGGGGACTGCGCCGTGGCTGCCGTCACCGCCGGCCTGGCTGGCGCGGAGATCGAAACCGAGCATGCCGCCGCCGGCCGCAGCCGCCGCAGGCGGAGCGCCGAGGAACTGGATCGCGCAGCCACCGACGTCTTCGCATCAATGTCGAAGAAGTGACCGAACAACAGCCCGCAGGAGACACCATGAGTAAACCGTTCGACGAGACCACCCGCGCAGCCGCAGAAGAGTTCATGCGCGAACAGGACTGGACGCTGACCAGGCTGGCCAAGGAAGTCGGCTATTCCGCCTCGCAGCTCTCGCGCTACATCGCCGGCAAGCCCGAGGGCAACGTGGAGAAGATGGAGCGCGTCATTCAGGACGTGCTGAAGAGCGCCGCCCGCCGCATCGCCACGGACGTGCCGGCGTTCCGCACCAACGTCACCGATGAGATTGCCGGAGTCTGCGACCTGATCCGGAAGACGAACGACGTGGGGCTGCTCCACGGCCCGGCCGGCGTGGGCAAGACCGTCGGTATCCTTATGTTCGCCGATGCGAACAAGAGCACCATCATCGTCACCGCCAGCCGGATGAACCGCGACGATGCCGGCATGTGCCGCCTGATCTTCGGCCAGCTCGAAACCCGCGGATGGGACCGCATGTCGCCGCGGTCCGCATGGCTGATCGAGCGCCTCAATAAGTCCTCCCGCCTGATCGTGGTCGACAACGCCCACCGGCTCACGCGTTCCGCGCTCCAGTGGCTCTTCGACTTCCACGACGAGACCGGATGCCCGATCTGTCTCGTGGGCAACCCCGAGGTCATGGACGCCATCCGCGCCAACGACCAGATGTTTTCCCGCATCGGCATTGTTCACCAGGTGCAGTTGCGCGGCGCGCTCGACGCGGCCCGGCGGATGATTCGCAGCCTGGCCCCCGCCATCGAGGCCGACTGCGACCACATGGCCAAGGTCGTCGCCGAGAACAAGGGGCACCTGCGCGCCGTGAAGAAGCAGGTCCTACTTGCGCGCGACCTGATGGAAGCCGGCGAATCGCTCGCCGCCCCCGCCTCCGCGTTCCACGCCGCCCACAAGAAACTCGTCCACGAATACGACCTGTGAGAGGAGACACCATGAAGGCCAACAAACACCAGATCGTCTTTGTGATGAACAACGGCGAGCGCATTAGTTTCGAGCGCTTGACCGGGCTGAAGCACCCGCGCACATCGTCGGCCAGCGTCCTGATCGACGCATGCGAAACCGCCTGCAAGATCGATCCCCGAATCAATCGCTACATCATCCAGTCGATGCCCAAACGCGGCAGCTTGTGGGTCGTCGCCAACCACCTCGCGCCGTGGGCCGGCAAGCTGGTCCGCGTTGCCCGCGTTCACAGCGCACAGAACATCATGTGCCATCCGATCGGCGATGGAAACGTTCAGTGCGGCTTCCGCATCGAGGAGCTGGCATGAGCCCGCGGATGAAGGCCCCCAAGCCGCTCCCGTGCCCGTTCTGCGGCGGCATGCCGGTCGTCACACGATTGCGAAACTACGACAACGAGCCGCCGCTGTACGCGTGGTCGGTTGCCTGCAATACCAAGAACGTCTGCACCTCCTATCCCATTGCCTGCAACGACACGAAGGCCCAAGCGATCCGCGACTGGAACACCCGCGCTCCGGCCTCTGCGCCCTTTGCGTCTTCGTGTTCACCCGTCCGAGTCCGATCCAACCGCACCCCCAAGGAGTGACCCCATGCCCACCACGATGAAATCCACCCGCGACGCAATCCGGACCCTCGACCAGGCCAAGGAAGTCTTCGGCCAGCTCGCGCAGCGCGAGATCCGGCTTGCGCAGATCCGCGCGGGCGCCGAGGCACGGATCGCCACGATCAAGAGCGATGCCGAGGCCAAGTGCGCCGACCACCAGGCCGCGCTCGACGTGCTAACGGCCAGCCTTTCCGACTACGTCCTCGGCCACCCCGACGAGTTCGCGAAGCCCCGCCAGGTCGTCACCGACTGGGGCCGGTTCGGCCGCCGCACGCGCCCGCCCGAGGTCGTCATCGACGACGAGGAAGTCGTGCTCGAAGTCTGCCGCCGGAACAAGTGGCACGAGTGCATCGAGGTCGTCTACAAGCTCCTGAAGCCCGCGCTGAAGAAGCGCATCGCGGCCACCGAGAGCGGCATCCTCGGCGCCCGCCTGGTCGAAGGCACGGAGCAGATCGACTACACGATTGCGAAGCACCTGCTGGACAGCGCCCGCAACGCCGAGGGGCAGTCGTAGGCCATGGTCACCCCGCGCACCAACCGCCTGTGCCCGTGTGGCTGCGGCTCCGAGCTGCTGCCGCACCGCATCGTGTGCGACGCCGCCTGGGCGACGGTGTCGGCGAACGTGCAGTTCGACTATCAGCACGCCGCCAGCGCCGCCCGCCGCATGGCCGCCTACCGCACGGCGCTGGCAGTTGCCCACCAGATCCGCGACGGGCGCAGCTTGCGGCAGTTCACGCGTATTGAAAGGAGGCCCACGATGCGCCGCGGTCCCGAGCCTGCCACGGTGGGCGCGGTAAAGAGCGGCTATGAGACCCACAAGGCAACCCAACCCAACCGGGGCGCGGCCCGGACCCTCCCGCCGCGCCCCGGCCTTTCACCAGCAGGAGACACCCCATGAGCCAGTTCCACGGCCTGACCTACGTTTACCCGACCCCCAACAACGGCCCGCGGGAGATCGGCGTCACCAGGGGCCTTGGCGACGTGTACATCGTCGCTTGGATCAATGACCGCGGCGCGACGAAGCGGATCAAAACCCCGCACCTTCCGCCGATGACCTCGGCCTCCAATCTCCAAGCCGCCTTGGACGCCTACGCCGCCGATCGCCGGATCCCTCGCCACGAGGCCATGCCATGAGAGAAGCCGGATCAAGACGCGATGGCGATCGAAGCCAGATTACCATTGAAGGAACGGAAGCCGAGATCGATGCGCTCCGCGCGCTCATGGCGAAGACGTGCTGGCTCTCCGTCGATCTGAAAGGGGCGCTCGTGCGCGGCGAGCTGGTCAAAGCGCCTCCCGAGCCCGCGGACGATCCGTACCTACCGCCAACCTGGCAGAAGACCGACTGCGAGTGGCGGAGGCAGACTGCGGAACTGATCAGCCATATCGATCCGAAGGAGGGCTGGCACCATCCGAGTTACCTCGTGCAGAGCCTCTGCGGGTACGGCTGGACGTTGGAGCGCTACCGCGACGAAGTCTACAAAATGCAGAGCATCGGATTCGAGTGTCTTCGGTCGCGCCGCAAGGCCGATGGCCGGTTCTGGGAGGCATGGATCCTGCCGTTCGCTTCGGCAGCAAAAGGGCCGCTCAAGGACATCATCGATGCGCTTCCGAAAGACCGCAAATGGTTCCAGGAAACCGAGTCGATCGTGAAATGGATGTGCCGCAACGCCAGCTTCGGCACCCTCGACGTGATGATTCAACGCGCCGCCATGACGATGGACTAGCCCGATGAACCTGCGCGAAGCTAAAACCATCGCCGATCGCGTCGTTGCCAGGCTCGCTCCGCACTGCGACCGGATCCAGATCGCCGGATCGATCCGCCGGCAGAAGGCGGACGTGGGGGACATCGAGATCGTTGCGATCCCGAAGACTTTCGGCGGCGATCTTTTCGGCGGCGATGGCCCGCGGTCGCGCAGCCCCGGATTCGTCGACGTCGTGCTCGGCCTCGGTCGGGTGCTTGCTGGAAAACCGGCGACAGGGAAGTACATCAAGCTCTCGATTCCCGACGGGATTCAGCTCGACCTGTTCACCGCCACGTCCGAAAACTGGGGTCACATTCTGGCGATCAGGACCGGCAGCGCGACGTACTCGCATGAGGTGCTCGCGAAGGGTTGGGTCCGCGCCGGCTACCACAGCATGGAGGGCATGCTGTGTTCGAAGGCGCACAAGATACCGGTCCGCGAGGAGCGCGATCTATTCAACCTGATCGGCCTGCCATGGGTCGAGCCGCAGGGGAGGAACCTCTGATGTTCACACCCGCCCAATATGCGCGCCTGATGGATCTGCGCCGCCGGGCCTGGCTGGTCGAGTGCGATCGCACGGGCACGCCGCTGAACAGCCGGCCTTCCGAAGACGCCTGGTACCGGCAGGTCCTGTTTTCAGCCCTGCATGCGCGGACGACGAAGGGCTGCAACCGGACGCTGGATTTCGACCTGGTGATGATGGCGCTGGCGGTGGAGGCCAACGACGACGGGGAGATCACGTACTGGTCGGGGGCTGTGTCGCGCCGGTTCATCTTCCTGATCACCGCGCGCCTGGCGAAGATCGCTCGGGCGACGGGCCGGCCGCACGACTGGGCCTACGTGGTGGCGATCATGGCGCACATGGGCCTGCCGGCGGCGATTGAGGACGTGCCGGCGGAGTTGATGCGGAACGTGTTTATCGCTCTGGACCGACACGACCACCGGACGCATGAGGCGATGCTGGTCCGGGAGGACGCCGGCCCGGCGGCCGTGCATCACACCATGCGGTCGGAGTGGGGCCGGGCGGACGAGGAGGGCCTGCCGTTCTGATGGACCCTCTCATCCAGGCGATCGAGGCGTACATGCTCCAGCGGGCGGACTGGGTTCCCGCGTCGGAGCTGTGTGCCCGGTTCGGCCTAGGGGAGCGGCAGCTCCGGCAGGACCGTGGCCGGCCGGGCCTGTGCTCGGACTTCGCCATCTCGAACTCTCAGCACGGCCTGAAGCACGTCACCTGTGCCACGACGCGGGAGTTCCTCGAGGCGACGCACGGCGGGACGAAGCACGCCGTTTCGGAGTTGCGCCGGGTGCGGCGCCTGCGCCTGCGCCGGCACTCGATGGTGCGCCAGATCCGCCGCCCGGCCGTGTGCCAGGAGCGGGACACGCCCCAGCTTTGTTTTGCTGACCTGCTTCCCGGGCCTGCGTGTGCAGGAAACCGGGGGCGGGTCGGAGGGCACTCATCCCTCCTCCCGAACGCCGTTGGAAGCGGCGATCACCCTTGCGGGCCACCCCCGGCAACATCAGACCGGTCGGGTCGCAGGGTAGAAGAAGGAGTGAGGGATGAGAAGCCCGTTGAACTACCTGGGCGGTAAGAGCCGCCTCGCCTCGAAGATCGTCGCCCTGATCCCGCCCGACCACGTCTGCTACTGCGAGCCCTTCTGCGGTGCAGGTTGGGTCCTGTTCACGAAGCCCCCCAGCAAGGCCGAGGTCATCAATGATGCCGATGGCGAGCTGGTGACCTTCTGGCGGGTAATTCAGCACCATCTCACGCCGTTCCTGGACTGCTTCAAGTGGGCGGTCGTCTCCCGGAAGGTGTTCGAGTGGGAGACCCTGAAGCGCCCCGAGACGCTCACCGACATCCAGCGCGCGGTGCGGTACTACTACCTTCAGCGCCTGTCCTTCGGCGGCAAGCCGGCAGGCCGCACGTTTGGGACGGCCGCCACGGCCCCGTCCGGCCTCAACCTGGCGACGGTCTCGGAGAGGCTGCTGGAGGTCCACTGGCGGCTTGAGCGCGTCACCGTCGAGCACCTGGACGCCGTCGACTGCATCCGGCGCTACGACCGGCCCGAGACGCTGTTCTACTGCGACCCACCGTACATGGGCCTGTGCCAGGACTACGCCTCCAAGTTCGCCCAGGCCGACTTTGTACGCCTCCGCGACTGCCTGGCCGGCATCAAGGGCAGGTTCATCCTGAGCCTCAACGACTGCGCCGGTGTGCGCGATCTCTTCGCGACGTTCAAGATCGTCCAGGTGTCGTTGCGCTACTCCACCGGCAACCCACGATCCAACGCCGAGAGCCGGTCCAAGGTCCGCCATGAAGTCCTCATCCGGAACTTCTGACAGCCCCCCTGCACGGCCGTTTCAGGCCCTCGGAAGCGGCCGTGCAGTTGTGTCAAATCGATGCGAATCGGCCCTGTGTGGGCCGTTTCAGGCCCCAGTTGTGTCAAATCGTGGTGCGCAGACTGTTCCGGTCGTAAGTGCCGCAGTTGCAGCCTTCTGCCGCCTCTAACCGCGTCTTCCCGCCTGTGTCATGTATGATGCGCCGGCTCGTCGCCAACCGCGAGACGACCCTCGCGGTCCTGACCGGCCTCCGCGCCGCGAAGGCCCAGAAGCCGACCGATCCACCCGCGACGCCTCCGGCCCCGCCGCCCCCGGCGCCCGGCACGCCGCTCCGCAACCGCCTGCCGCCGGCTGCCCCGCGGCCCGTCGCCGATCTGGCGAAGCCGGCGCCCGCAGCCGACGACGCCCGCGCGGTCGCGATCCGCAACCGGGCGCACGAGATCCGCGGCCGCGAGGGCGTGCCGTTCATCATCGCCTTCGCCCGCGCCGAGCGCGAGATCCCGGAGGCCCGGTGATGCATCCGCTCTCGAACACCCGCGAGGGGATGATCCAGATCCCCGCGGCCGTCGCGAACCTCGGCGAGGGCCTCCTCGCCCTGATCGACGCCGCCGGTAAGGCCGCGCTCGCGACGCCATCCACGGCCGCCGCGCGCTTCATCGTCGTCGACTCCGACGCGAACTACGCGACCCTCTGCCCGCTGGAGCCCGGGCGCCAGGTACGCGTGAAGCTCTCCGGCGAGTGCGGCCCCGGAGACCGCCTCACCGTGAACGCCGACAGCAAGGCCATCGCCGCGGCCGCAGACGATCCGGTCTACCTGATCGCCGAGGAAGCCGGCATCGACGGCCAGGATGTTCTTGCCCGCGCCCCGGCCGAGATCCCGGCGCCCCCGGCCGACGAGCTTCCCGCTATCGCCTCGGGCGACGCCGGCAAGGTTCTCCGGGTGAAGGAGGACGAAAGCGGCGTCGAGTTCGGCACGCCCGTGGCCGAACTCCCGACCCCCGTGGAAGGCGATGCAGGGAAGGTTCTGACCGTCAACGCGGAGGAGGACGGCGTCGAGTGGACGACGCCCGCCGCCGGCGCTCTCCCCGCCCAGGAACCCGGCAACCCCAACGGCTCGATCCTTGAAGTCACCGACGGCACG